GCGCCGGCAATCGCGCGTGTAGAGTTCGGTCATGAGCCAGTTGGACGCGCGGGTGGTTTCACGCCACATCAGCTTGAGATCGTTGCGCAACTCTTCCCAGGTGCAGCCGTAGGGGCTGGCGATGGGCATGGCGACGGCGCGGAGCAGATAGCGCTTGGCCCAGCAGTCGGGGCAATAGACCACGGATTCGGCGTCCTTGTCGTGCTTGTGCCAGCCCATGGGCGTGCGCGGATTGCCGGCCGGGGTGAGTTTGGTCTTGCGGCGCTTCCGGCAATCGCAGCAGACGACTTCGACTGCGACGACATCGGGCTCGGGGGATTCGGGGGATTTCACGGACATATCAATCCATCTCTTCGTAACAGCGGGTACACACGAACAAAGGCTCCAAATCTTCCAGATGCCGGTAAGTCTGAATCCAGCGGTGCCCTTTCCAGCGGCAGACCGCGATTCGTTTGAAACGCAGCCGGACATTCTCTAACCGGCGGTTCCATAAACGCTTCAACCGCATCACAACAGTCCCGCCTTGCACAATCGCTGGCCTAACTTAGTTTCCAATACTCCCTTACGCGCCAGTACCGAGATTATGCCAACCGGATAAATCGAATGCGAGAAATTCTCGTCAATCGCTACTCGAACGATTTCATGCCATTCTCCGCCATGTTCGATCTCCACAACGGCATAATTGTCCACGCGCCGTAGCCAGATTGCCCCGTAACCAATCAGCCGAGCAGCTTCTTCTTGATCTTCAGCGGGGGATTTCATGGGCATATCGTTCACTTACTTTCCGGTTCCGAAATGACTGTCCTACTCCACATCGTTTTTACCGAAGCGACTGTTACTCCGCATCGAACACATGCACGGGTGCTGCTCTTCTAATCACAACATTGGCGTTTCTGAATTGCATGAAACATGTCAAACAATAAACCGGCAAAGGCATCAATGCTTGGCTAGCCCGATCCAGTGCTACAGTGGCTTCGCATAGCAAGCACTTATTGTCGATTACGCCCTCGGATGGCCGATAACACGGATCGTCTTTATTTAACGCAATCACACAATCGGGTTTCTCGCCAGGTTTTATGTTTTCAATGTTCATTTTTCTACTCCGCATCGAACACATGCAATCTGGTCATCAGATACGGCTCCCCGGTCGTGTAGCACCGCTCCAGCTCCTCCAGCGGGGCTCCATAACGCGAGAGCAGATCCACCAGCAGAGACTTTTGCAGATTGCTGCGCCGCTGCCATCCCGAGCACTCGAACCCGACCAGGCCCGAGCGCACCCCAGCCAGATTGAGCGCTTGCACGAGACCGCCCAGCTCGGTCTTGATGCGCTCCAAATCCTCCTCGTCGGCGGACATACGGACCTTGAGGACAAGCGCTTCCCGCAACAGGGACTCCAGGCGCTTGCGCGTCTCCAGATTCTCCATGGACTCGACAGGAGTCAGTTTGCTCGCGTTCGCGCGTCTCAATCTGTCTTTCGATGGCGATGCCATGCGCTCTCCTTTTTGCACTTGAACGAACATTCCGAAGTAACTAAATCTTAGCGACTCGTTACTGGTCCCGACTCAACTCGTTCTTCGATACCACACTCCAACCCGAGTTCACTGCCGAATCCTCCCGCGAGGTAGTCAGTCACTCCTGGGGCGGACCCGGCGTTGGTTCCAGCCGGGTTATCCCAAGCGTTTCATCCCCGGTTTTCCGGAGAACCGCCTTCGCCAACGCGACCGGGTCGGCAAGCGTTCCCGGCGTTAGTCGGCCTGGGCTTGTTCGGTAGCCCGTAGTCCGTAAATATCCTTGCTTCGCTCCCCGAAATCCGTTCCTCGATCAACCCGACGCAACCAAATTCCATCCGAGAACTTTCCGACGCGACTTCTGCTCCGTCCACGGCTCGATACACCAACGCGACCGATCTCATGCGACTTCCAATCCCCGCAACCACGCTACGATCTTTCTCGCGCTCTCCCGCGAGAACTGTTTGCGCTTCCCTTTGCCGTCGTCCCACCACACGCTTTCCCAGCGCTCTATCGAAGCATCGGTCATTTCCCACACCGACCCAAACTGTTCCCCAATTGACCACGCCTTCCGGTCGATGCCGGGGATCTGCGCCGCGACTCGCACGATCGCATTGGGTTCGCGCCCGAATTCCACTCTTCCCCCGCGCGCCGCCAGTGGATCGAGCGCGTGGATCTGCCGGTGGCTGCGATGTAGCGCATAGTCTTTCTGCCACCAGCGGTACCGGGAACAGTACAAGTGCGCCGTCTCCCGCACGGTGGCCGTGCGCCATACCTCCACCCCGCACAGCTCCACCAGCGATTGCAGGAACGAGTCGATCTGGCGCCAGGCAATCCCCTGCTTTTTCCGATGATAATACTCGACCCATTCTCCATGCCCATCCTGCACCTCGATCGTGCCTTCCTGGCCGGGGCGCCACAGTCCTTCCACCACCAGGCCGACACGGGCATAGAGCTGGCGCATGCCCACGAGCTGGGAACCGGCAAGGCGGCGGTCCTGCATGGAATGGATCAGATCGGGCAGGCGCTTGCGTTCGAAGCCGATCAGGAGCGGACCGTCCGGCCCTTTGCCCGCGAACGAGCAATCGCCCCAGGGCAACTCGACGCAGGCGAAGGGCAAGTGGAAGCGAGCCAGTTCGCGGGTCAATTGCTCGTCTTCGCGGCGGTCGATGAGGATCATTCATTGACCTACCTCTGTTTTTCGTTCTTCGTAATACTGTCTCACTGCTTGAATCCGATGCTTCGGTATTTCCCGTTCCAACAAGGCATAATCTTTGTCGATGGCAATGCAATGCCATCCCACCGAACCGAGAGCGCATAACCGATCGAGATCGCCCATGTCCAACTCAATTGCCATATAACTAAATGCTCTGCCTTCATCGGCAACTAATGAAATCTCCGGTCGATGAGGATCACTCATGCGCCTCCTTCGTTACTGGCGATTCCGCTCCCTCGCCCATCCACTCGATTTCCACGCTTCCCAGCTTTTGCTCCAGCGCGTGCCGGATCTGCCGTTTGGCGTTTTCCAGATCGGTCGGCTTATGCTCGGCCAGCAGATTTACGCCACGCCTGCCATCCTGCAGGATCCAGGCGCGCAAGGTGCCCCATTGGGTTTCGTGGCGGCCTTGACGGTGAATCCAGACGGCGATTTTCACTCCTGCACCTCTTTCGCCTCTCTGCTAAACTCCATTTCGTTGTCCGCAACCGGCTCTCCCTCAATTCCCACCCGGTAGAGATAGTTGCCTGCGGGTGTGCGTCCCAGCAGCTCGCCGATCTTCAGCAGCTCGAAGGGCGGGGGCAGAGGCGTGCCGGGCTCCAGCTCGCAGGAGGATTCCCAGGTGCTCATCGACCCTCCCCGCGTATATCCAGGCATTGTTACGAAACCTCGTTTCCCGCTTGCGCCATCGCTGTCATCAAATCCGCGCCTTGCTGTGCGGTTAGCTTATGCGTCGTGTCGCAGCCGTATGGACATCGCAAGTGACCCAATAAAGGCTGGCCGAACAATCGGCACACTAGCGGGCGATCTTCGTAGATCGAGCATCGCCGGTTCACGAGAAACGGACAGTCGGCCGGTTCCAGCGTCTCGGCGCGCGGCCCCAAAATCGGCAGTTCCAACAGCCGTTCCACGCCTCCAGTTTGCCGTGGATACTTCGCTCCCAGATACCGCGCTTCGACGGGATGCATGGGAGCGTTGGCGCAGGATTCCCAACAGAGGCCCTTACAGCCGGTAATCGGCGGCACTTTGGCCCAGAGCTTTTTCATGCGGCGGATTTCGGCGCGGGTCAATGGGCGGATCATGTCGGCCCCTTCCCGCCCCGTAGCATTTCGCGGATCGGTTCCTGGCTCAGCATTTCCCGGCTCGCCTCGATCAAGGCCGCCTCCAGTTGCCGCCGCGCGTACAACCCCGCCAGTTTCACCCCGCCCGACAACTCGCCATAGGGCGCCCGCGAGTCGCGCACCGTGAACTCCTCGTGGGTGACCTCGATCTCGCCCGAGAGCACGCGCTTCAAGGCTCCGATCCCGCAGTTATAGCCAAAGCTGACTAAAGCCGCGGCCTCGATCAAGGGGCGGTCTTCGACTAACGCAATCAGGGGAGCGCTGTCATCCATCCAATATCCTGTTGCTTCCTCTAAAGTGATTTCCATGCCCGGCTCGACATCGAAACCCGTATGACCCCAGCCCACGGTCCATACTTTCCCGGTTTTATCGAAATACGAACGCAGCTTGACCCCCTCGAAGCTCTGTATCAATTTGGCAGCCAGCAATGCAATTGTCATAACGTTATTCCGGCATCACTCCTGCCAATCCGCATATTGCGGGGGAAGATAAGGCTGCATGGCGGCGCGGCGGATTCCGTATTCCGGCGAATTCCGAATATCCACGTCCACGAGCCCGCCCGCCAGTTTTTGCTCCGCATCGGACAACCGCCGGCGCAGGTGATAAGCTTTCAAATCTTGTCCATGTTCTTCCCATTGTCCCTTTTGCTCGTCGCCAACGCCTTCCAGCGTTAAAAACGCTTGTTTTCGCAAGTCCCCATAACCTCTTACCGAGACGTGCCAGACCGGCCCGCCAAAACCCGCTTCTTGTCATTCGTAACCCGAGTTAACGGTAAGAATGACGGAAAATCCGCTGCGTATCCAGTGAAAACGCGGGTGCAGGCACTCCACCGCTAGGCGGCAATGATTTTCCAGCGCAATCTTCTGATGCCGGTTCATGCAGATTTCTCCGGTTGCTCCCTCAGCCAGCGATAGCACTCTTCCGCGGCTTGGGCGTTCGGCCAGAGCAGATCGCGCGCGCGCCATTTGTCGAGCGCGGCGCGGTAGACTTCCTCGCCCACGCGCGTCTGTTCGGCGGCGAACGCTTTTCGCATGGCGCCACGGTTGCCCCATTGAGAGCGCGGTTCTTCCGATTTCTCTGAAGCGACTGTGTAAGCCGGTTCGCGACCGACAGTCCAATCGGACGGTATTTGCACGGGTGGCTCCGGCGCAGCCTCGATCTCCACGGGCACTCCCACGGGCGCGGGCGGGTTTCTGCCGATCTCCTCCTCGGTCACCACCCCGTTGATGCTGAAACTCCGCTTCAGGGCCATGACCTCCGCGACTTTGCCGATCATCGCGCTCGGATACTGCTTCCAGGAGGGTGTCGGTTTTACGTACTCGTTGAAATACGCTTCGCACGAGACCGAGTGCGCCCTGTCTTTTCTCCAGACCTCGCACACGGCCTTAATGGGCACGTTCTTGGCATCCCGCTCGACCACCGTTTTCATGCCGTCGAATTGGGGGTGCCGGTTGGCCACGCGCAGGTAACCGTCGCGGCCGGCCATGATGCCAACGCCGGGTACGAACCAGATCTCTTTGAGAAACGGATCGAGCCCGGTGCTTTTGCAGACCTCGATGAACATGCGAAACTGCGGGTCCGAGGCTCCGCGGCAGACGGTCTGGCGGATCGTACTCAGGATCTCGGCGCGGTCGTATCTGTCTAACTCCTGCTTGAATTGCTGGACGGCAGGGAAAGTTTCCCCGGGGCCGTCCAGCGCGGGGGCGGACTGGATCTCGACCGGCTCGGATTGCTGGACTGTCTTCATTGCACGATTCCTTTCACGAACTGCGCGTGCTCGATAATCTGCGCCAGATCCCGCACCAGCGCGCGGAGTTCTTCCATGGACATGTTGCCGTCTCCCAGCAGCAGCGGTCTTCCGCCCGCATCGGTTGCGTACACAAACAGAGGCAGCGCGTTTTCGGCGTCTATTTTCTCGATCCATTTCCGGAAGCGTTCGCGGGCGTACTCTTGGACGGTCATAGCGTTTCGGTTACGTTCCCGATTCCGTTTCCGGAATCCCAGCCGCGGCACAATGTCAACCTTTCCCCTTTAAAGCCGTGGGCCGCGATCTCCGCCTCCGTCGCGCGGTTTTCACGATTTCTCCTGTTTTTGCGCGCCATCTTGCCGCTCGTTCCAGGGATTGATGGAAGGGAAATCGACACTCCCGTTATTGCGGATGTCCGCCCAGCTCCAGGATTCCGCGCCTTCCACATGCAAGACAAACCGGATCTCGCCTTCCGGCAGTTCCGGGCGATCGGTTGCGCGCAGGATTCGCTGAACCTTTTCCGCGATCTCGCGCTTCTGGCTTACGCTGAACATGCCGTCACTCCCTCCGCGTATCCCGCCTTTACCGCTGCGTCCCGGTTCGCCAGCACCGTGCGTTCGGTGTCCGCGATTTCCCGGTCCGAGTACCGGATCGCGAACCGTTTGTACACGGGCTCGCGCGGGTTGTAGTTGTACAGCACGTGCCAGCGACACACGCGCAATTGGTAGCCCGCGCAATAGCCCCGCCCCTGCATCTGCTTCAGCCAGTCCTGACAGAACTCTTCCCCGGTGCGCGGTTTGGCGGAAGTGTACTTGGCCTCTTCGAGAATCATTTCGTTTTCGCCGTCCAACCAGTTCAGCGCATCGCACGTCATAAACACACCGCTCAGACAACGCTCGCCCGGCTGCCAGATCAGACCGGGGTAGAGGCTCAGGACGAACTCCTCCCACATGATTCCCATACACCAGAGGAGCGGGACCGAATCCGCATCGATCTCCTCGTCGTAGCGCTCCCATCCCGGCAGGCGCGCGGTACGCAGGATGTAACGCAATACGCCGGATAAGTGCGGGCCTGGGGAACGCGGGGCCGACATGCACCGGATCGGGGAAGTGCGGCCGGCCAGGTCCAGGCGATCGAGATTTACGGTGACATCTTCCAAGATTTGCACTTTGCACTTAGTCCATTTCCGTCAGCAGCCGCTTCACGTTCTGCCACTGCCAGCCAAACTCGTTCTCGAACTGTCGGATTTGCGCTTTCTGTTTTTGCAGATCTACCGGACCGATTCTTGCATCCGCGTTCATCTTCAGATATTGGGCGCGGCTGGTTTCGATGCGCCCGATGGCCGCCAGCACTAACTCTTTCGCCCGTTCGCGCGGAAGAAGATCCTTGGTTTCCGGGCTCATGGCCCCTTACCCCACCATTAAAAAGCCGCCATTGGGCACCGGGGCCGCGTGGAAATCGGGCGCATGGGCCGTAAGCCATGTCTGCGCGCCCTTGCCGTTTAACAGAGCCACCAACGGATCGTAGAGCGCCGAGGCATTGTCCCGCTGCATGGCGAACTGGAGCGCGTACACGAACAGTTGCTTGACATTGAGGCGCTGGCCGGCGCAGGTTGTGGCGACCCTGGAAAGCGCGTCGAGCGCGGCGGCTTCCACGATGGCGTCCGCGCCGGGCATAACGGGCGGGCCGTTGAGCGCCGAAGCAGGCACGGTGCCCACATCCGCCGGGGAAACGGTTGGTTTCTCGCGGTCCGCGGATGTCGTTCTCCCCCGGCCCTTGATAGGAGTGGGCAACGGCGGGGCGGAAGGCGCTTTCGGAGTTTCCGTGAATCGCGTGGCGTAGGGCAAGCGCGCGATCTCCACGCACACGAAATCGGTTGCGGCCTTCTTCTGGCTCGTGCGCCGGTCTATGTACTCGCGCGGCTTCAGGTCGAATCTCGCGCGCAGGCCCACGAAATCCGGCAGATATCCCGCGCGCAGGACTTCTACGGAGAACCCGCAATTTTCCAGGGACTTGAGCAACACGCCCCAGGGGGCAATGCCGCTTAACAGGGTGTTGTCATCGGCATACAGGCTGTTGCCTTCTGCGCCCAGCACCAGTGTGCCTCCCACAGCCGTGTCCTGAGGATCGCTTTCGCGCGTTTCCATGCGGCCGGGGCGGATCGCGGGCAGGGGCTTCTGCCAGTCGCCCCACTGGGCCACGAGTTCTTGGTCCACGGCGTCCACGCCGAGCGCATTGCCGTGCTCGTCGACCGGCAGAATACTCAGAAACACGCCGGTGAGCGGGGGCTGCTGCTCGCCGGTCGATTTGCTGGGCTGCCATTGATGATAGCGGGCGACAATGTCTACGACTTCGCCTAAGCGCGGGGAGCCCACAATCTCGACAAAACCGAGGGATTGGGGCTGATAAAAGTCTTCGGGGGCGAAACTGACTTTACTCATTTACTTCGGTTCTCCTCTCTTTTTCTCAACTGTTTCCCCGGACGTGCCTCGATTGACGGCGGACACAGGTTCGACGCTCACCGTATACGCGGTTAAGGGGCGGTTGGGCTCTCCGTCCGGACGCAGACGATGGCAACGACAAGACGGCCCTCGTTTCCACATCTCCATGGCCGCTCCGGCATCGGCGAATTGTATGGCGTCGCGGGGATCGGGAGTAGTGACCGGCAGGCCGCCGTCGTAATCGCCGTTGGCCCAGTGGTGCGAGGGATCGTAGGAGACCAGATAGCGGTCGGTATACTCGGTGCGCTCGCCGGTCGCGGCCAGTTCGTGGAACAGAAGCACGACGCTCATGCGCGCTCCAGTCCCGGCGAAACCGGGGAAGCGGTTCGCACGGTATATTCGCCGCGAAACCCACAATCGCATTTCCATTGCAAGATCAACTCGCTAGGCAAGCTGCCGTCGAGGAAAACCGGATAACGCTTCTGGCAATCGGCGCACTCTATGTATACGGTCACACGGTCTCCAGTCTGGGCGGCGCGGGGGGAATCTCCGCGATCTCATGCACCCGGAACCAACGAGGCGCGTGCCCCCGCCACGGCTCTCTGGGGCTGCCCATGGCCCACTTCAGCATCGAGTCGAAGATCACCGTCTCCGACCGGTCTCGCTCGTGACGGCGGGCGCGGCCGGCCTGCTGCACAAGCGTTTGGACGGCGGCGTTTTGCAGGTATTCGGAAGAGCGCAGACGCTCGGCTTCCACGGCGGACGATTTCGAGGCGTAAGGAATTTTGGGAATGAGGATCAGCTCGCATTGGCTGCCGGGGAAATCCCATCCGGTGCCGAACGAGGGGGAGACCAGGATCGTACCGGGAGAGGCCGAGCGAAAATACTCGGCGGCGGGACCGCTCTCGCCGGCGCAGTCGTTGAAGATCATGCGGCCGGCATGGCGGGAATACGCGGCCAGCTCGCGCATTCTGTCGTAGGAATTCGTTTGAATCAAAGCTTTACGGTCGCGGCGGGCTTCCAGCCAGTCGTCCATGAGGCTCCAGACGCGCTCGCGGTCGGCGGGCTTGGTTTTGGCGGTCATGCGAACGGGCGGAGACGGCGGGTGGTAGTAAACCGGGCCGAGGTGCGGGGCGAAGACGGCGGGCCACTCGCGAAAATCGTAGGAAGCAGGCTCCAGTCCCAGGAGTTGGAGGGTGTACGGGCGCAAGGCCGCGGAGAGGATGAGCACGCGAGGCACGTTCGACCATAGGGACTCGGCGTAGGATGCGGGCCAAATGGCGTCGAAACGCACCGCGTGTCGGTCCTGCTCCCAGATCCAGTTCGAGTCCATTGCCGGGATCTGGGCCAGGTCTTCGAGCGTGCGGGTCAGCCGGTAGTACTGGGGGGTACCTTGCGCCACGTTCGCCCGTTCCCGGATCGTGCGCAACGCTTCCCGGTTCCCCCACTCGAACCAGACCGGATTGGGCATGTGTCCAGAGCCCGAGCCGGAGCGATCCATGGCAAACTCCAGCGAAAGATGCCCGCAGAGGGCCTTGGGGGCCTCCCCAGCTTCGTCGCAGATTAAGCGGCCCACCTTTTCCCCCGACTCCAGCGCATCGCTCCGATCGGCTCGCACGCGCAACCAATAGGCATAGTTGGCGACAATGAGACGGGAGCGCTGGGCGGCGAGAACGGCGGCGCGGTACGGGCACTCGGGGCTGGAGGCAAGTAGGGGGCAATTGGCTTGGGCGCCTTCTTCGCAAGAGCCGGCGAGCAGCGTTCGGCAAGAGTAATTGGCGCGGCCTTCGACCGACACCGCCCCGATGCAGCCGAACTCATCCACGATTTGCCGCTGCAGGGCCTTGGTGTAGGTGAGATAGACGGTTTTGACGCCGAGCGCGCGGGCGACGGCCATGGCGATCAGTGTCTTGCCGCTGCCGGTCGGGAGCGAGAGTCCCTGAAAGCGCTTGGAGGAAGCGAGAACATAGTCGATCGCGGAGAGCTGGTGCGGGCGAAACGCGGAGAAGTGCGGGGGCAAGCCGAGGGAGGCGGGAGTGAGGATTTTGGCGGCGGTCATTTTTCGCCCAATTCGCCCAACCCGCACGCGTCCGCTTCGTCGTTTACGGCAACGGCTAAGCGGAGCGCGCATTGTACGAGTTGGTCTTCGCTATGGCTGTTGAAATAGTCGGCATTCGCTACCAATCCAACGGCGATGGCGGCGGCTATGGATTTCAGGGTCTCACTCATTCGGCCACCACTTTCGCGAACCCCACGCATTCCCTGGAATCGGGTATTTTCATTCCAGGCAGCGCGTAATCGCGATATTGCTGTCGGAATTCCCGGTAATCGGTAAATCCCACCACGACCAGCGGACCGGGAAGGTCACCCCGGTCCGCATGAGGCAGGATTTCGCCAAGGGAGAATTCGCGGTAGCGGCGTCCGATAATCAGATAGCCGCGCTCCTCCAGGATTCGCTGGGCGATGGCGACGATTTCGGGGTCCGACTCGATGGGCATACACCTCTCGCTTTCGTTTTATCCGTTTCCTTGAGATCGTTTTACGCCACGGGCTCGCCCAACTCCAGCTCCAGGGCCCGCCGGTCCAGCTCCTCGTCCGTGGGTACGCGCCGGTCCGGCACCGGGGGATCGGGCGAGGGGGGCGGCGCGTGCTTACCCAGCCAGCGCCGCAAAGCCTGCTGACATGCCGTTGCCTTGGTGATATCCAGCGCGGTGCAGCGGATCTCAAGCGCCCGATCCAGATCCAACGGGCATCGGAGCGTGATGTGATGCCACTTGCTCGGCTTTCTCTGGCGTACCGGTTGAGCCGATCTACTCATACGCTGTCTATCTTACAGAGTGTATCGATTGGTGTCAAGAGGCGGGCGGAAAAACACCGTAAGACACGCATGCCCGGTGTTAGACTACAGCGCGTGTGCCTTCGATGACAAGCGGGTGAGAAAACCGAGACGGGCCTGACATTTGCGTGCCAGACCCGTGAGGTCTCTTACCTGAGAGAGAGCCGGAGCCTGCCGAAGCCGCGGGGGATAAACCCAGCCTCGGGAGAGCCGGAAGCCATCCAAGACGCACGATCCCAAGGGCTTGAAGTCTTTTTGGAAAGGAATCCTGGATGTCTACAAACAAGAATACAGCACATATTCACAGTGATAAAGAGGCTGTTGCGGATAAAGTGATTTCCGGAACAACCAAGACGGAACAGAAGGTCAATGGGCATGCAATAGTAATTGACGGTACAATCGTTGAACCGCGGATTGGACTCGACTGTATCAATCTTCTCAATTACCCTCTTAACGATCTGGGTAACGCGCAGCGGTTCGTTGCCGCGCATGGCCAGGAGGCCCGCTATTGCCATTTGTTGGAGTCCTGGATGGTCTGGGACGGCGTGCAATGGCTGGCGGATAGGGCAGACCTCGCGCGCGAGCTGGCGCAAGCCACGGTCACGGAATGCTTACGGCAGGCCAATTGTACAGGGGACAAAAGCGCCAAACTGATGGCAACCTTCCAGAATACCGGGCGCATCACGAACCTGCTCCGGGAAGCGCAACCGCACCTCACCATTCATCCCGACCAGCTCGACACCGCGAAACATTTGTTAAATTTTCGGAACGGCACGTTAAATCTGCGGACGCTGGAATTGCGGCCGCACTCGCCCGCGGACTTCATCACGAAATCGGTGAAGCACGAGTTCCGGCTGGATGCCGAGTGCCCGCGATTCCTGCAATTTCTGGCGGAGATCCTGCCGGGGCTGGAAAAACATATGCAAACCGCGATCGGTTACAGCTTGACCGGCGAGACGATTCAGAAGGCGGTGTTCGTTTGCCATGGCACGGGCGACAACGGCAAAACTACTCTGCTTTCCACCGTGCGCGAGTTGCTGGGCGACGACTACGCCATCGTTATCCAAATCGAAAGCCTGCTCACCAAGCAGGAGAACAACAATAGCCAAGCCGATCTTGCGGACTTGCGCGGCGTCCGATTCGTCATGACCAGCGAGACAGAGGAAAACCGGGAGTTGGCGGAAAGCCGCCTCAAGCGCATTACACAGGGCATGGGCAAAATCAAGGCTGTCCGCAAATATGAGAATCCGATTCAGTTTTACGAAACGCACAAGCTCTGGATCGACGGCAATCACAAGCCGATTGTGCGGGGAACCGACAATGCGATCTGGAATCGACTACATCTCGTGCCATTCAACCGAAGCCTGACAAAAGAAGAGATCGACAGGGATCTACCGCACAAACTGGCGGAAGAGGCAGAAGGGATTTTCGCATGGGCCGCACTGGGGGCTGTGCGCTGGTACCTGCAAGGACTGGACCGACCGGAAATCGTGGAGACCGCTCGTGCACAATGGCGATCCGATAGCGACATCATTCAGCATTTCGTGGAACAACGCTGTCGCATTGCGCCGGGCTTCAAGCATCCGGCACACGATTTATTCCTGAACTATATCGAGTGGGCGGAGGCAGCCCGCGACCGGATCATGAACGAGTCCGCTTTCAAGGAAGCCATGCGCAAGAAGGGATACGAACAAACCCGCAGCAAGAAGTGTCTGAATTATCAGGGCGTTTGCGCCAATCGCCCGCCCATTGTCGAGGCATGAGGTGTAGGGTGGTGTAGGGTCGGTGTAGAGCGGGTGTAGACCCCTACACCCACTTAAGTCATTATTCCTCAATCGTTTATCTATCGGGTGTAGGGTGGTGTAGCTTTTTCGCCCACCTTTTCTCTTATGTGCGCATATGCGCGCGCGTCAATATATGTTGGGGTTAAGTCTACACCACCCTACACCTTTTTGTAAGTCTATTTTAATCATGGCGATAGGCTGTGGAAAAAGGGTGTAGCCCCCTACACCCACCCCTACACCCACCCTACACCTTTTGTTGCAAACAAATAACTTGGTTTCCAGCTACTGTTTTCCCGACACAGTTTTCTCAGGGATTTCCCTGAGTCTTAACCCTGGCCGCTTGACGTTTCACAGTAGCCTCATATTCCTGTTTCTCGATGCGCCGCCGCAGCGATGCCGCTTCGGCCAGCGGCCCTTCCCGATCGGTGAGCAACTCTTTCAAATCGGACGCGATCTCCCGAATCCAACTCAACTCCGATGCGGCAATCGTGGGAGCCAGTTTTTCCATCAACTCGACCAGAGACGGAAAATCGGCCACCGAAATATCGTGACCCTGAAAAGAAGCGCTCAATAATACGTTGTATTGTTGGGCATAGGGACCAGTCCAAATTTGGATCTCGAAACCGGCTTCTCCGCCAATATTTCCAAATCAGTAAAAACCAGCCGCTCTTTTGACCTCGTATTCCTCGCCTTCCGCGGTAAACGGATCGGGCACCCGGCTCCAGCCGGTTTTGCGGTCGTAACAGTCGATTGTGCGGTCATCTTCCAGTGTCTGGGGTTCTTCATCGGTCATGGTTCCACCTCCAGCCGGGCATTGTGCGGCCCGCACTCCCGCTCTGTCAACGGGCATTTGTGCGGATTGCGCAGCCCCCAAGGCGTTTTGCTCGTTGTGCGCCGATTGTGCGAATCCATAGTGTGCTTCCATCCCCTCGCGCAAATGTCCGATTGTGCGATCTCTCCCCGGCGCCCATACTGGAAGCAGAGTTTCGGACTCAGAAGTCAGATTTACTGCGAAATTGGGAATTTCCCTGACCGCCAATCCGTGTCTCGTTGCCCTCGCCGAGGACCGCGTCCGCATCGAGCGCACGCTCACCGGACTCAACCTTGCCTACGAACTCTACAGACAGGCCCGGATTGCGCGTCTGGAGGCCCAGGATCGCGCGCACGGCCTTCCCGCGCCCGATGGGTTCTCCGATCTGCGGGAAGCGTTCGCGGGGGAAATGCGGGCGCTAGCGGGGTATCGGGGAGAGCTGGAGAAGCGGCGCGGGGAGTGGACGGCAGGAGAGGGTGCTACCGAATCTCCCACCGCTCGGTAGCCACACGGGTTCGAATGCCTGGAAGGGGGCACCGTCAGCTTACCCTTCCCGATTGCTCGCGTCCACTTTGAGCCCGTCTGCAATCGCGCCTCGGTAGATGTTCCAGGCGCACTTGCGATCGTCCGAGTAAGCCGTGCCGTGCTTTGCGTCTTGCACGTTGCGCGCGAGCCAGCGTTTGCCCCGCGCCGATTGCGCGGAGACGATGAAGAACCCCGATAAGCCGGGGTTCTCGATGACCAAGTCGTAGTGCGATTGTGCGCTCATGCGTCTATCTCCACTTCCAGATCGAACGCGAACGGCTTCACGGGCTTTCCCTTGTCGAACCGCTCGATCCACACGGTCACGCTCACGGGCCAATTTCGCGGGTAATCGTTCAGCGCATAGTAGTCTTCATAGACCCGCACGGTTTCGGTGTAGAACGTGCGTGCCAAGGCCAGCGCCACCGGACATCGACTCAGATGCTTCGGCCGTCCATTGGCGATATCCTCGGCGGTGACGGAGATCGAGGTGCTCATGGGGCGCCCCCTTTCCCCTTCCCGTTTGCGCGGTAGCCGGGAATTGCCGCCATCTGTAAATGTTCTCTGCGGTTTGTGCGTTCGATGTGCCAGCACGTCACTTCCGGCAGTCCGTTCTTACCGATTTCCCTGCAATCCACGACATCGCGGTACTCGATATCGCCGGGATCTTCGGACACTACGCCTACGGAAAGGAAATCCAGCCGCTCGGAACCGTGCGTGTAGATTCCGGCGAGAAACACGACATAGCGCGCCGCCAGGTATTCGGGATCTTCGAGGCGCGAATCGTTCAGCGAGCGGCAGATTTCCAGGAAGCGGATTAGATCTTTACCCGCGCCTTCCGGGTAACCGTCGGTGTGGCGGTAGACGATGGGGCACCCTCCTTGAGAGTGCCCCGAGTCCATGAAGTGAGTAGTAGAGCGGGTGCTCATTGGGCACCCCCTGCACCGTCTGCGGCACTCTTGCCTTTGCTGTCTTTCGGCAGACTGCACGGCATCACGACCGCAGTGAGCTGCTGGTCCTCACCCCCCTTGGCATCCAGCCTCACCGCATGGTTTTTATCCGTAAACGAGAATGTGACGGTAGCGGGATTGCCGCCTTTGGCGTTGCCCTGCCCTTGCTGGAACGCGACAATCCGGTTCAGCACGCGGACCAACAGCGCGGCATCGAAGGCCACCTGGAACGTGGCGTTCTTCAGTTTGGGCATAATGCGTTCGTAATCCGGGAAATTCCCTTCGGGCTTGCGAGTGCGGAACACACGGGCGAACTCCAGATCCGTCACGGAAATGGCGGAATGCCCGTGGCCATCGGTTTCGTCCGTCACGGCCGCGCATTCCAATGCGGGAATCTTAGACTTTTTGGGAAGCGCCTTGGCAATGGCCAGCGCTTCGGACGCGGGCAGCAGAAACGGCTTCCACTCGTCTACCGCTTTCGGCGTGTTGGGGGGTTCGGGAAACGATTCCGCTTGCAATCCCGGCGCCAGGGTAACGGACACCAATTGGTGTCCGTCCGTTTCGACCGTGGCTTGCGGAGTCACGTATAGCGCTTGCAGGCTAAACCGCGAAGCCTCTTTGGAGCACAGCGCGGCAATGTTCAGGTTATGCCGGTTAAGCAGCATGGGACACCCCCGAAACCAGCTCGGCCATGCGCGCGGTCAGCGTCCACAGCGCTCGATTCGGCCGGAAAATCCGTTCGTTCGTCAATGCGGTTGCAGTGCGTAGTGCGTTCGTCATTGCGACTACCTCCCGACTCACGGGATAAGCCGTGAGTTTCGCCCGCTTCTCACGGGCTCGTCAGGGGAGTTACTCCGAGATCTCCGCTTCGAGCTCCGCCAGGTCCTCCGGCAGCTCCCGGTTATTGGCCAGCAGCCACGCTACGGCCGCGCGCTTGCCGATCCACGCGGCATAATTCGCGCTGCCCTGCCACTGGCCGGTGCGCTCGATGTAAGTATCGGCCCTTCCGCGAGCGATACAGGGTCTCGTGGTTCCACTGGGAGCCCGTGGCCACGCCGATTCGGTTATGTCCATCGAAATAGGTGTCCTCTTCCCACTCAGCGGTAGCGTTGGCCGTGTCCAGGACACAGCCGTCTTCCATGCGATATCGTGCCATTGTCTTTCTCCTGCCCATAGGCATTTGAGGTTCAGTGCAGGTTCAGGGTTTGGGGGAGCCTGTCACGGCCCCCGCGGAATTGCGAGCTACCCCAGCCCCATGACGAGAATCTCCTCGGCTCCGTACACGCGAGCCTCCCCACAGCACTCGCACGGATACTCATGGGCATCGGGCTCCACTCCACTAGCCTCGGCCCCACAAGCCAGGCAAAAGCCCAGGTACTCGCCGGACTCGGCCGCGTCCATGACACGGGCAAGCGACAAGCGGATCCGGCGCGCGGGCTTGGCCGCCGGCTGGAGCCTGGCGCCGGCTTCGCGTAAGTCTCTCGGCGAGTCCAGCTCTACGGGTTCCCGGTGGGCGTCCCACCAGGTCTGTGTTTGCGCTCGTTCCATCGTTTCCTCCATCGCCGCTTGTCGGAGCGGCGCCAGCCTCAGCCAGCAATCCCATCGTAGCCGCTGCACCGACACACGTCAAACGTTATTTTCCCTCCCGCGTTTCCCAACGCACTCGTAGCACGATTTCTCGCATTCGTGCTACGCTCGCCCCTGGGTTCCCCTTCCTGCCTCCCGGGGGTAGGGGGCCCTTCCCACTCCCCGCTCTCGCCTTACTCCCCGATCCGCCATCTCCCCCCCCTGCACCCCTGCACATGCTGCGACAACGCGCGCGCACGCCCTGCTACCAACGCTTTCGCGCGTGCGTCTTAGGCTCGGACCTGGGCCTCGTACCCTTTCGGGTACGCGTCACCAGCTCCTCGCAATGCGCGTCTGCCTGTGCACCCATGCACCAGTGCTGCGCCCTGCTTCCGATAATCGGTGTATATGTAACCCCGCCTTCGCCTCGCTTCCGTGGCACATCTGGATCTCCGGTATCCCGACTCCCACCCGTACTCGCTCCCTGGGCCCATGCCGGCGCCGTACACCGCAGCCCGGTGCTGCCCCCATGCCCTGCGTGCGGTCGGCGCCGGCGCAGGTTGTGGCAGGGGTGGGGCGCGGGGGGCCCGGGCTGACTCCGCGTCTCCATTTTTGGGAAAAGGGAAAAATCGAATTTTCAAATTCAGGGAATTCCGTTGGAAATCGGCGCAGGGGCAGGGGAGGGCGAGCATTCGAGCATTTGACCCTGCAAGGGGCAAAGCGGAGAAGCGAGTCCGGGCCTCCGGCGGATTGCGGGTTCGGTGTCGGTGCGGGAGCGAGTGCGGGGGTGCCCGGAGCGCCGGTCCTGGAGCCCGCTCCCCCGTTCGCGCTGCGCGCTCTCGTTGGAGCTGCGAAGATAAAGCGCGCCGTGCGCGCGTTATCTTCTGCTCAGACACTTACCCCCGGCAGTAACTGCTACTAGTAGCTAAAGAGGCCACGCCCGCCCGCCACCCCCCACGTGTAATTGCATTGCTCCTGCCGATGCAAGTTGGAACCGTGCGCTTGAGCCCGGAGCCGCGCAGGAATTCGGGAGAAACTATCCGCATGGAAGAGTTCGAGATTGAGTCATGGCAGGAGTCCATCGAACAGGAACATGCTGCCAGTATCGAAGAGGCGCCTAACCGATTTTCCGTGCCCATGGAAGAAGGCGTGTGCCGGATTTGCGGAGTGCCCGCCAGTTTCCTGTATCGTTCCGGGGAGTGCCCCGATTGTTTCGAGTCTCTGAAAAAGAATCTGCGCCGCTAATCCTTTCCGCTCGGGTTCCAGCCCCGCTGGTGCGGCCCCACGGCCTCCTGGCTGTCTCCGTCGAACGCCCTTCCCTCCAGCACCCGCAAGACATGGCAGCACGTAGGAGGATTGGCCAGACGCCACTCTTTCCCCGCGGGCCGGTATTTGAGCGCGCCCTCTCGCTCCAAACGTTTGGCCTCCGCCCGCGCTTCCGCGCGCTTGCGTTCCCGCGTTCTTTGGGATTCGGCGGTCCCTATTCGTTCGCTAAGCTGCTTCCGGTCGATCGAGGTCGCCCCGCGCTTTTGCGTATGCCCTTCCCCGAGCGTCTGGAGAAGCCCCGCGGTCCACGCCGGCACTTGCCAGGACAGCGCCTTCCCCGCCAGACTCCAATCTCGCTCGTTGGCCCTGGCCCGCCCCTCCAGAGCCGCGCTTCTCACAGCCGTTTCCGCGATCGCGGCGCTTAGCCATTGCCAGGCTATGGGGGGCCAAGGCGGCACGAGCTTCAGCGCCAGCTCGCACCAATATGCGTAATTGGGGGGAAACCGAGCCTCGGGCGCTTTCCAGCTTCGCAATCCCAGCTGTAACACGTTCTTGACCAGGAATTGCATCTGCGCCGTCCGCGCTTCCTGCTTCTGCCGGTCCAGGGTCTCCACTCTCTTCGGCTGGTGCACCCGCACCCGTAAGCTCTCGGCCAGATAGTTCTCCGCGTATTGCTTGGCGTGCGCTTGCCAGCGCACCGGCTCGTGCCAGTCCGGCTCCACGAACACGCTGGCGATCCCCGTGGCCCGCTCGCGGTCGTTGGCCTCGGCCAGCACATGCTGCGCCCGCCGCCATATCCCCGGCGCCCGCACCATGCCGAGCGAGTAGGGATGCACCAGACCGCCCAAGGTAAACCACGCGCTAGTATCGAAATAGCGGGATAACCAGTCGGTTTCCAGGGTGAGGCGCGGGGGGCGAAACCCGTCCAGGGGCAAAAGCGCGCCGAGAAGCACGCGCACGGGAGCCTCTTCGGCGATTCCGAACTCCACGGCCAGAAAATCCAGAAGCTCGCGGATGGGGCGGGAATAGGGGCCGGGGCGCTCTAAAGATTCGAGATCGGGGGTTGCTTGCATGACCCTTATCATATAAGGATAGAGTTTATGCAGCTCCCTTCCAGCCTGGTGTACAACGATCTCAACGGTGAGGAGATCAAAGCTGTTTTGAAGCAACGGTTTGCGCAGATCCTGGACCAAGTCCCCTTCCTTCAGCCCCATCTCACCCTTCCTCGCGTTTCCATGCATCTCACCGTGCATCTGGACCAATGGGCCGACCAGCAGACCCCCGAGCGTCTGGAAATCGTGGATTCGGTGACTCTCGAAAACCGCATCTCGGCCGCCCCCACCCCCGACGGTCACCCGCCCGACCGGGTGCGCGACGAGCACGGGCTCGCGATCCCCGCCCCGCACCATGGGGACAAGAAGATCGGCGCACATCCGTTTATCTTCGGGGCGGCACGTGTACCGGCTGCGGTCGATATCGTTCCGGTGTACTATGGCGCCAGGAGGATGGAGTATAGTGAAGGAGTTCCATCTTCTCCGAATCCGGCCGCGATGTCGGAAGCGCGGCCGGCAGGGAGCGGCGGGGCCACCTCCAGACCCGCTGCTTCCGCCCCGAATCCTTTCGAGGCGCATGTTCGTGTATTTGGCGGGGGTGAGCGTTTTACTGGCGAACCCATTGCCCCCGATCCGCTGGAGAACCGCGTGGTGGAAGCCGTCCCCGGCCTTTCCATCGACCGCACCGGCTCGGGCGGCCTCACCGGCGCGGGAATCGCAAAAATGCAGAATGCGACCGTGGTGGACATGGACCAAGGGCCGGCGGGCTTGCGCCAGGGCGGAGAGCGCGCGTCTTTGGGTATCTTTAAGAACGTGAGGTCGCGCTGATGCCCGATTTCCCCATCGGCACGATTCTCGCTTACCCCGTCCCCGGCACTCGCTTCAGTTCCTGGCACGGCGACGACGGCGAGCCCCACCCGGTTCCCGCCGTGGTGCTCGGCCAGTTCTCCGACGAAGCCATTAAACTGTTCGTGCTCCACTTCGAGGGCCAGTTTCAGCAGATTGTGCTCGCCGCGACCGCCGCTCAATGGCAGGTGCTGTACCGGCCCGGCGAGATCGAACGGCTGATCCAAACCGTCGCTCGCATGCAACGGGAGATCGATGCGCTACTTCAGATTGTGGAGCGTTTATCTCCCGCTGTCCGACTATCGGAGTTAGAGAAAACCGGCACCGATCCGCTCTATTGGGACATGACTCCTACACAAGCGCCGAAGTTGCCGGAGGACGAATCTTTCTTACCCGTGCGCAAGCATCCCCAGCGCGCCCGCGCGGCGATGGGCGGCTCGATTCCGCCCCCGCTCGATTCCAAGGACTAGCCCATGCTCGATTTTCCCATTGACCTTGCCCGTCTCGTTGGCCAGGTTACCCGTCTCGCGGATGCAGTGGAACGTCTCGTGGAAGTGGCCGAACGTCTCCTTCCGCCCCTCGCCGACGCCCCCGAGATTCGCCAGGCCACGCTCGAAGACCTGCGCACGATCGATTCCGAGGCACAGGAGCGGGAGAAGGAGCAGCGGCGGGAGCTGGCCGCGCGCTTCGGCGTCGTCCCGGACTCGCCCGCGTTCGAGGCCGCGCTTCGGGAATACGAGGCGGAAATGCGACGATTGCATGGAGACGCGGGAACGGTGAATTGGGACGAGGCGTTCGCTCAAGTCAATGCTGCCACCTTCGAGGCATTCGTTGCCGCCAGGAAACTATGAGTCCCGATACGATAGCCGCTTTTTTAATGCTAACGGGTAGTTTTTTGGGTTTGATTTTCTGGTGCTATCGGATGCAGGCTCAAATCGATGGCCTAAAAAAGCTGATAACGGAGTTGGTCGCCCAATCGTTCGCCGGCGCCGTTGCCCGTAAGCCCCATGTCAACCAATAAGCCGTTTACCGAGAACCCGCCCCCAGTCCTGCCCCCGCGTCCGCTCACCGGCCCGCTCGGCCACCCGCTCCTTACCCGCAAAAACAACGATACCCCCATGGTGATTGCTTTCCGCCACATCAAACCTTCCTGGAGAAACTACATCGACTTCGTGGATTACTGTGCGCGCAACGGCGACAAGGACTGCGACCGCTTCGTGAAAATCTTCGCGTCTCTCACGAACAAGCAGCGCTTCGAGCACAAGCCCGAGCAACTCTGCGATATGGCTCAGATGACTCCTGGCGATCTGATGGCGGCGGTGTCCAAAGGCATGTGGGAAACCGGCAGCGGCGAATCCAAGATGATTTCCGCCATGTCGCATCCCAACCTGATCGAGCGCACCGTGAAGCTGGCGCATAAGGAGGCGAATTTCAAGGACCGGGAACTCTTTTTCCGTCTCAGTGGAAGCCTGCCGGACCGGAAAGGAAACAGTGTGATGCCCTCGGTCAACATCAATCTGGGAAGCACGCCCATGCCGAACCTGCCCACATTTTCCGGAGAACTCGAAAGCTTCGACGAAGAATCGGTGAGCTTGGCGAGACGTCTATCTCCTGCCGCCGCGATCGAGGTTGCCGCCGCCCCAGTACCCGAACCAGAAACCGAGGAGCCAAATAACGGCGAGGAAAACGAAGACGAGGCAGAGGACGGCGATTAGCCAGCGCATCTGCAATTCGGCCTTTCGCAGATCCATTGTCTATACTATCTGAGATGGATCGTCGCGCGTTCTTGTCACTGTTGGCTGGCGCTATTCTGGACCCCGAGCGTTTGCTGTGGGAGCCGGGGCGCAAGTCGATCTCGATTCCGAAATTGCGTCTGGAGCCTCGTATCGCCGCAATGAGCGGATGGATGGAAGAGGTCAACGATGGCGTTATGCTCATTATCGGCGCTTACGGGCACGGCTCCAGCTTGAGTGTTACCAGGTTCGGCTGGACGAACCTGACGCTGCCTTACGGAATCGCGCCAGCATCATGTTCAGCCCAAAAATAATCTCTCAATCCCTGGAGTCCTTTGCCACTCTGGCGGGCTCTTTCATCCCCGAGCCTCATTCCATTGTCCAGTGCGACTCGATGCAGCGGCACTTGCAGGGATTGATCGAGCCCTGGGACGGCACCCGCATACCGGGTCTGACGATTTTCACGATCTACGGAAAGAACGGGGATCGCCAGGACTGGATTTCCCGGCGCGATTTCACCAAGCATTGGAAAAAGACGCTTACCGCCGAGGAGGCGCAATGGATTCGCAATGAGCGCGCGATGTGCCGCTTCGATTTCGACTACTGGCAGACCCGTTATTGCTATATTAAGAATCCCGACGATCGCGTGGTTCGTATGTCGCCGTGGGATAGCCAGAAAATCTTCCTGGACATCTGCGCCGAGTCGCAAGAATTGAACATTGCCATTCTTCTGATTTTGCTGAAGGCCCGCCAACTCGGCCTCTCCCGTGAAATCTCCCTCATCATCCTGCACGAAATCGTGTTTCAGCCGCATATCAATTCTTTCGTTGCCTCCTGCACCGAAGACAAAACCAATCTGCTTTGGGATCTTTACGATTTCTCTCTGGAGCGGCTGCCTTATTGGATGCGCCCCGAAGAAACTCATCGCCGCGAGAACAAATTTCTGGAATTCGGCAATGATTCCGCCGTGACCTTGCAGCATGGACAACAGGCGACCGGCATCGCTCGCGGCACTTCTCCTACCAAAGCCCATATCTCGGAGCTGGCCGAATTCGATGAAGGCCGAGTCTCAGATCTGATCGACTCCTCTCTTCTCAAAGCCATGCACAATGCGCCCACCAACTTTCTCGCGCTCGAAGGCACGGCCAAGGGCATGAACAACTGGTGGAACAAAAAGTGGGTAAGCTCCAAAGACGGATGGAGGGCCGGTCGCTCGCGTTTGCGTCCTCTGTTTCTTCCCTGGTTTGTGGGCGAGCTCTACCCCGATCCCGGATGGAAAACGGCGCACCCGATCCCCGCCGATTACTCGACCGGCATGGCGCCATGGGCCGAGACTCACGCCCGCATGGCCAAAAGCTACGTGGAAAAGACCGACTATTTGCAAAAGCGCCTGGGCTCGAACTGGGAAATGTCTCTCTGGCAAATCTGGTACTACGAGTGCGAACGCGAAGAGGCCATCAACGAAAACCGGCTGAATCGCTTTCTCCAGGAGATGCCCTGCACCGATGACGAAGCCTTCCAAAGTACGAACATCTCAGTATTCAGCACGGAAACCATCACCTACTACCGCGATAACGCTGCGGCCCAAAATACCGTGGGCATCTATGGCTTAGTCGGTCCCCCTGAAATCGTCAATCCCCGCCTCCAACCGGACCGCCTCGCCCGCGATCCCAACAAGCCCGCGCTTACCGTCAACGCCGCCAACTCCACCGGCTACCCCATCCAGTTCGATCTCGTCCCGCTGCGTCCGGTGGCCTTGGACGACGGGCTCGACAAAATCTACATCTACGAAATGCCCGTGGAGGGCGAAACCTACGGCTTCGGCATGGACACCGCCGACGGCATCGACAAGGACCGCACCGTCATCGAGGGATTGAGGAAGTACTCGATCGACGGGCCGAACAAGCAAATCGCCGAATATGCGTCGGGCAAGTGCAGCGCGCTCGATAGCTGGCCCTTCCTGCTGGCACTGGGTACGCTGTACTCCGTCCCCGACGATCGAGGGCAAATCCAACAACCCAGAATGGCCATCGAGTGCAAGGGCCAGGGGGATCTACCGCAGAACATCATCAGAATGTGCGGGTGGAGCAACTTCCATCCCTGGGTCGATAAACAGTTGGATGCAAGAATACCGAATCTTAGCAAGTACAATAAGATCGGAATCTATACAGCGGCGGGATGGTTCCGAGACGGCATGATCTCGCTTCTTGTGAAAATGCTGCGGGATGCGGAGGTCGAGATTTGTTCCCCTTGGTTTGTCCAGGAAATGGCGTCGCTTGAGGGGCAAGAGGCTGTGCAAAGTTTGCGGGCGGCTTACGGCGGACACGATGACAGGGTGCTTGCGCTGGGCTTCATTTTGGTATCCCTCCTCAAATTCGATGCTGAAAATTACCGTTCCGCCAAGATCGCCGCCTATTCTGGCCGTTCGCCGGTCAATAAACCCGCGCGGATCAAACAATACGCAACTTGGCGTTACGGAGCGCAGGAATTCAGCGGGGCTACTCCAAAAATCGTCGAACCCCGATAGAATTTTTGTGGAGCGACTGCTAGACACAATCGCTCCACGAACACTACGAGAACGGGAGTCTCGCAATGTCCAAACGTCAGTATAGCCCGCGCATTGACGGTTCCGTCGAGGATCGGTTTTGGACCAAAGTTCGATTGAATGGTCCCACACCGAAACACTGTCCGGAATTGGGGAGATGCTGGATTTGGACAGCGTACAAACATCCACAAGCTGGATACGGCAGCGTTCATTTGAAGGGAAGACCAGTAGCGGCCCATCGGGTTGCTTGGTATTTAGTGTTTGGGAAAATTCCAAAAGGTTTGTGTGTGCTACATAAATGCGATCAACGCGATTGCGTTAAACCATACCATTTGTTTCTCGGCACAAAACAAGATAACACGACGGACATGATTCAAAAGGGCCGGAAGAAAATTGGCAAAGCCTGTTCCGGCGAACAGCATTATGCCGCTAAACTCCATGAGCATGAGGTTCGTGAAGTTATTCGAAGGGTGCGGGATGGTGAACTTCAGATCTCTATTGCAAAGTCTCTGAACGTTAGCGCGGGGCACATTGCCAATATCGTTAGGGGCAGATGCTGGAAATGTCTTGCGCTATCATGAAAACTATGCCGGTGGCCCAATCCAGCCATATCCAGCATTTTTCGTACGACCCGGAATCGAGCACGCTCACGGTAGAGTTCGTCAACGGGTCCGTTTACAGTTACGCGGGAGTGCCCCAGGCGGAGTACGACCGGTTCGCGCAGGCGGGCTCCAAGGGCACGCACTTGCACGCTTACATTATTCCGGCGTTCGGCAAGGGCTCGCGGGTGCTACCCGCGATGCGGAGCCGAGGCCGATGAAGCCGGGAGATCGCGTGTTCATCGCCGACCGGAAGCACCAGTACGCGGGATGCGAGGGAACGCTGGTTGCGTTCGGGCAAGGGTTGAGCCGGACGGACTGGCGCGTTCGCCTGGATGAGAATCGCGAATGCAGGGAGTGCTATGCGAATACGGACCAGCTGATGGCGGCGGACCGGACGGATATTCGTAAGCCCGCGATGGGAAGCCGGGGCCGGTGACTCTTCGCGAGACTATCCTGGCCAGCCTGGTCATCTTGCTGGCTCCGCTTACCATGTATTTCGCCGTTCGCGCGGTTCTGCCTTCCCTGACCGTTCGCGTGGAGCCTCGAAGCGGCGCGGGCTGGTCGCAAACGTTCCGCTTCTATGTGTCCAGCTCGCAGGGCGCCGCCCGCGTGCAGGAGCTGGATATCTGTTTCGGCTCGCGGGTGGCGGGGCCGGGCAACTGCCGCGCGGAGTACAATGCCCCGGCCAATGTGTTCGTGCAAGACGATGCCGGAGAGCAGTGGATCATGGGCAATCTCGGCAAACTGCCGGATGTCGCCAACCGGCAATGCGCGTTTCACATGTTGCGTTCGCGAGCCAGGCGCATCTCGCGCGACGTCCTGGAATTGACTTTGGACGTATCGTTCCGGGAAACTTATAGCGGCGTGCGGAATATCTTCGCTTATGCCGCCGACGGCGAGCTGATCATGAGCTGGCAGTACATCGGGAATTGGACGGTGCCGGAGAGGAGATGAGCGCGACGATTTGCCCCGAGTGCGGCGAGGAACTGGAAATCGGCTCGTATCCTTTTTGCTCCGCACCCGGAGGCCATGCTTCCGTTTACGCCAAGGACGCCCTCTCTTTCGACCCGGCAGTGGTCTGGCAATCCGTCTCTAATCCGGGTCAATATTCTTTTCCTGGCTCCTCCTCTGAACCCTGTCCTGCCGGTTACCGGCCCGTGGTGCTGGACACTTTAAGCAAAGCTGAGCGCTTCACGCGCGAGTTCAATGCGCAGGAGCGGGAGCGGCTGAGCGGCGAACGGGCCATGGAAAAAGCCTACTGGGACGATCGCATTAAGCAATCTCGCTCCGATCGCCGCGCGAGATTGGGGCACAACCCGCAGGCGTTGGCCCTGATGGAAGCCATAGCGCGGTACCGGGATGCCAAGCGGGAGCGGAAGTACGGACAGAAGATCGAGCCCAATTTCCATTTGCAACCGCTGGAGTTCGACGCGGGCAATCGGCAGGGATACTCCTCGCGGGAGACCGGGTGGAAAGATCGGAAAGCCTAAGAGTCGATGAGTGTTAGCATTACCACTGTCGAATTAAAGATTGAGCGGGTGGTGCGCCGGGGAAAGGATGGGGCCGAAGCCGAGTTTCTGATTTATTATGATTCAGTACCGTGGATGTGTTGCCAGGCATGGACTTGGCCAAAGGTTCCTATGTATCGGATTCAAGCCCGCGCCACTTCGATGACGATTAAACAAGCGCAAGCGGTTTCCGTGGCGTTGCGTATGGCCACGGAATGGATTCTTGAAGAAAAAGACCGGCAATGAGCTACAGCCCCGACAAGTGGAAACATGGTGGGTCGAGCCGCAACACCTTCTCATGGTTGGGTTTCGCTGTGACAATTGCGGTAAGCTTTCTGGCATTCACGAATTTGTGATGAACGGGTGGTGGTTCTAATGCCCCGTGACCGCGGTTATCTCGCGCCCCTGCCCTTCGGCGCCACTCCTGACGCCATCTGCACCCCGGACTCGCTCGCTGCCTGGGCGCGCGATTGCATCGCGGACGGCAAAAGCTACTTGCGTCTCCAGCCAGCCTACCGCTATATAAGCGATGGCATTGACATAGTCAACGGCGATTGGGCGCCTGCCCATATCCAAACCCTCTCCAGCGTTCGCACCGAACAAACTGTCCGCAATGTAAAGGAAATCGTCGCCGCGCAAACGAACATCCGGATCATCCCCGCGTTCAAATCGGACATCCCCGAATTCCGCCACCAGACCCAGATTCTCAATAAGGGGTTTATGGCGTGGCAGGGCATGACCTTCGCCGACCGCTCCATTCGCAAGACATGGCAATATGCGGTCGCGGCAGGCACGGGCTATCTCGGCGTCCGCTACGACCCCAACTATTACTACAAGGGTCACGGCGATATCGTGCTGGATGCCTATGGGCCGCTCGATGTGCTACCGCTCGGCATGGGCCGCCAGCACGACTTGCAGAAAGCCTACGCGGTGGCGATGCGCGTGGAGACGCCGCTGCACGAAGCCTGGCGGCTTTTCCCCGATTACGTGGACAAGATCGCCCCGGAGCGCTCGCAAACGATGGGTCGGGGCACGGTCATCGCCCAGGCTGTGAAGTTCGCCACGGCGGCGCTCAAGCGGTTCGGCCAAGGCACGCGGCACGAGCGCGAAGCGGTTCCGTGGGAGATGGTCGATGTTTATTACATCTACATTGACGACGATTCTGTCAACGATACCGGAGTCCCCGTCGAAATGCGTGGGCCAGATGGTCAGTATGGCACTTCTTGGGCTTATCGCGTACCTTTTATTGGGCAAGAAATCCAGGTAGGCAAGAAGAACGGCAACCCCATCGTGCGCAAAGCCAATCGCGCCGATTGCCTGTTGTACCCGAATCGCCGTCTGCTGATTTTCGCCGCCGATACCATTGTCAATCCCGATCCTGAGTGCCAGGCCAGCCCTTATTGGCACGCGCGCGTCCCGGCGATCCAGTTTCGCGCCGACGACTGGGCTTGGAACTTCCTGGGGTTCCCGCTGACGCGCTACGGACAGAGTTTGGAGAAGGCCAGCATTGAGATGTGGCGGGGAATGGTGGACGCGATGAACTGCCGCCTGTCGCCGCCCCGAGCTTATGATCGAACAAATACTTCGGGTGGTCTTGCTGCCGCTATCAATACTCGCATTCCTAATCAATATGTCGGTCTGGATCTGGGAATGCTTGGCGATGCTGCTTTACCGAAACCCTTACTCCCGTTCCAGTGGTACGACTACCCGCCGCACTATCTGCAAGCGCAAGACCAACTGAAAAGCATGGTGAAAGATCAGATGGGCACCGCCGATGTGGCGGCTCTCGCCCGCGCCCGCCAGCTCCCCTCCGGCGACTCGCAGGAGAAGCTGATGGAATCGCTCGGGCCCTTAATCAAAGACCAATCCCGCAATATGGAGCAGTCCATCCGCTGGCTTGGGGAGTTCTGGAAATCCAACTTCTTCCAGTTCATCACGGCTGCACGACGCCTGGAGATTCAGGGTTTTGAGGGACTGGCTGACGAAGATTTCGATTACGATCCAGGCACGCTGATTCCCGCATCGTCCGATCCCCGGCTCCTGCAAATGCGCGAGCGCGAGAAGACTCCCGACACCTGGGATATGTTCGCTCCGTTCGACCAGGGCGCATCGAGCGTGATCCCGCAGTTCGAGCGGGCGCGCTGGCACAAAGACACTTTTCAGTTCTCGGTAACCCCGTATTCCCTGCACGAGATGAACTCGATCACCCGGCGTTTGATCTGGATGCAGCGCAAGAAGGCCGGGTTCCCGCTCGATCCGTGGACCGAGGCGGAACTCTTCGACGACCGCAACTTCGGCGATCCGCCCCGTATTCAAGATCCAGAAACAGGTGAGTGGCGGGAGCCCCGTACCGGATTTGAAAGATGGCAAGTTTGGACACGTGTGCAAGCTGCGGTGGCGCAAGCCATGCAGGGCGCGATGGGTGCGGGGGGGCAAAGGCCGGGAGCGGGCAGGCCGGGAACCGCTCAACAGCCTCCGACATTAGAAGCACGACCGGGTGGAGCATCGATTATTCGTGAATCCAAACATAGACCGGGATAAGCCATGTCTTGCGTGATTTGCGCCATTGTCGGCGCGTTGTTGGCCTTCGGGGTTCTCATGCTGTTGATTTTGCTGTCGGTCATGCGAGAGGGAGAATAGAATGCCATCCGATCGAGTCATGAGCGAGTTCTCGAAGGGGACGCTGCGCAGTGGGTCTAAGGGCGGCCCCAAGGTGCGCTCTCATCGCCAGGCATTAGCGATCCTTATGTCGGAACACCGCAAGGAAGGCTGTGGAAAACGGTAGCAATGGCACGAGTAATGGCGCGGAACGCACCCGCGCTTCCCTGGCATCTCTGGCCGGCGCCCGCGTGAAGACCGTGGAATCGGTCTCGTTCAACGCTCGCAATCTGGACGAAGTTCTGCGCACCATCAAGAGCCTGGGCTCGACCGGCTCGCTCTCTCTCAGCTTTTTGAATGGCAGTGTGGCCGGGGAAGTCGAGTGGCGCACCTCGAAGAAAGGGTAGCGATGGCCGCTTCCACAATCGGCTCCGCTTCCCACGCCGTCGTCGCATTGCGAAATAACTTGAAATTGCCCGGATACCATACTGTATCCTCGCGGTCGAGCAGCCATTTCCAATCCGAGTTGACCGGCAGCAGACACAGCGTATCGAGTCCCAACAATCCGGCTAGATGCGCCACGGCGGTGTCCACGGTGAGGATCAGGTTCATTGTGGTTAGATAATCTGCAGTGTCCGTCCAGGTCTTCATGCAGTCTTCCTCGTGAATGAACCCCCAGGAAACGGGTTGTCCTTCCGCGTGGGGGCAAAGATCGAAAACGCTGGATAGTTTCGATAGCTTGGCGACGATCTCTCCGGCAGTTGGAGGCGGCAGGGACCGCACTTTGCGCCCGCCGGATTCTCCCGCTTCTTCGGCCCGCCAGCAGAATCCGATACGCCGGGGCCGCGGTGCCGCAGCGAACCATGGCCGCCGTCGTCGTATATGCAAGGTATCCGGCCATTGGCAATCCATAGGCATATCGACCGGGGAGCCGATTCCCAGCAATCCCGGCAGGCTGAGTAAAGAAATCGAATAGCGGTATTGGCCCATGGGCACTGCACCGCCGATTTCGTACACTGCATCGACCCCCAGGTCTTGCCAGTTGCGCGCGCATTGCATAGCCGGAGGCACGCAGAGTCCGATTTGAGGAGGACGGATCGGGGAACGGTGCAAGGTGCGGAGAAAACGGGAGAAGCAGAAGAGATCGCCGTAGCCGCCCTCGGGCAAAATCAGCAAGTTGCCATCGGATTCGCCATTCCAGGGCTCAGTGCCGGGAAAGGGACTCCAAGCAGCCAAAATGCGTCCGGCTTCCCAGTAAGGCCAGGCGCGTCGCCATTCGCCGCGTCGCAGCAATGCCCAGGCAAAGGCGAAAACAATTTTCTGGTAGCTGTCTAAGAGGTTGTCGGGGACAGGATCTTGAAGAGGACGCATGGCCCTTTCCCATGCGAAAAACGCACGATCGTGGCTGCCTAAATCGGAGAGTGCCAGGGCAACGGTATGGTGTCCGGCGGGTTCGTTGGGTAAAAGACGATTGGCGCAGCAGGCCAATCGCAGGGCTTCTGTGGGGTTTCCGCTGAGACGGGCTTCGCGGGAACGGTCCAGTAGAAAAAGAAATTCGGCCTGAACCATACGTGCCGTTTAGGGCAGCGGTGTCGGCGCTACTGCCGGTTTCGCCGCCGTGTCCAGATTGCTCACGATGGTTTGCAATCCGCTAGACACCGTCTGCACTTGAGAATCGAGGGCGTCCAGATCGGCTTGGGTGACCGGTCCGCCGTTCGCCAGTTGCGCTTTCAATGCGGCGATGTTATCCGAAATCAAAGCCAGATCGGCTTTCTCCGCTGCTTCCGCCGCTTTTTCGGACGCTACCAAAGCGGCCAAATCCGTTTTCAATTGCGCCAGATCCACTGCCATGCGATTTCCTTTCTCCACGAGACCCTTGAGCAACGTTCGCACATCGCGCAGCTCTACCGCCGCGTCCAAAACCATTGCCTGCAATTGCACGATGGCTTTCAGGACGATGGACGAGTTGCCGAATAGGGACACCGCGAATCTTAGCAGGCCGCGCACCGCAAAGCCAAGCTAGATCGCAGTCGAATCGTGCAGCGCTTCCCTGGCCCGAAACTGCATCTGCCCGTCGCGCCCGATCAGCAGGTAGCCGCCCGGCCGCGGCTCTTCCCGCACGACCCAGTCTGCGTCCACCGCCAGCGGCTCCCCGTGCGAAAGATGCAGGAGCACGCCGTTTGCGCGGACTTCGATGCGCTCGATGGCGACCGGGGATTTTTCCCGCCGCATCGCTCTCCGGCGCAAACGCAGCGTCTGGTTGAGGTTCATCGGCAGGGTCTTACGGGCCGGTTCCATGCTTCCCGGCCCGTTCCTTTGGGAGTGAATAGGGGTCTTCGTCGATTATAGTCCGTTTTTCCCCTTGTTTTCCGCAAGTACTGATGATACTGTGCTTCTCAGGAACGCGATTCGTCTTTACGGTGCTTCGCTCTTAATCCGGGCGGATACGCACAAGGCCCGTAGCCAGCCATTCTCGGGGGAGGTGGTGGACTGCGGGCTTTTGGCGTTTTTAAGCACTTTTTCAGAGGAAGCGCGACCCGAGTAGTCCGGGCAAACCCCGGAGAAAGGAAGACCGATAGCATGCTGAACGAACTCACCCAGGTTGCCTACCGCCGCGGCGGCCGGCGCCACAAGAAACGGTAAGGGGCGCGATTCATCCCCAGAGGCGGCGCCAGGGAAGCCCAACGCCCGGCGCCGGCATTCCGAGCGGAGGTTGGGGTTTCGATGGAGTGGTTTTGTGTCACCTGTCCAATCGCCATCCGCGAGCCCCGCACCGCCGGCCGGTCCATCCGTCCTGGCCGGCGCGGGGCCTTCTTCGCCACCGTCTCCCCAGGCGGGCGGAGAGGAAGCGGGCGGACCTCGATCGGCGCTCAAGGAGGCCGTCGAAAAACTCCGTTCCGCCGAGATGGAAATGCAGGAGATGGCTGGGCGATTTCCCGCCGCGGCCTCGTCCTTGCGGCAGGCGACTACTAACATTCGCGCAGCACTGCGCGCGATCATTGCGAACCCCGGACAGCCGGAACCCGCAGCCCCACCGATCGGTGGATAAGGCGAGGACAAATCCAGAATGCCCGTAGACGCACAGCTACTCGAACAAACGATCCAGGAGGCCGTACACGGCGATGCCGAGCTGGCAGCGCTTCTAAAACAGAAGCTCGCGGCCAACGACTCGCTGGCGGCTTCGTTCACCGGCGGGTTCACGCGCACCGCCGATTACACGCGCAAATCGCAAGCGCTGGCCGACGACCGGAACCGGCTGGCCGAGGACCGCAAGAAGATCGAAGGCCAGATGGAACAGTATCGGACTGCGCTCGAAGCCGCGGAAACCGAAAAGGCCAAGATTTTGCGGGACTTGGCGCAGCACAAAGTCACCACGGCCGAGGCCCAGGCCAGACTCCAAGCCGTGAAAGAGACCTACCAGCTCTCGGACGAGGACATACCCCCGATGCGCGATCTGATCGCCACCCGGAAGACCGAGAAGCCACAGGACTCGACCGCCGATCTGGACGCGCGCCTCGACGCCTTTCGCAAGGACTTCGAGAAGACCATTGCCGAGCGCCTGCTTCCCGAGCTGTCCTCCATGACGGACCTGGACATCATCTGGGCCAACATGCGGGACGAGCATCGGGAACTGACCGGCAAGCGGCTGTCCGCCGACGACCAGCGGGCCATTCTCAAGGAAGCGCGCGAGAAGGGCCGGAAGCTGGTGGACGTGTGGGAGGAGAAGTTCGCCATCCCCGATGCCCGCAAGAAGCAGGAATACGCCGCCTGGGAGAAAGAGGCCAGGGGCAAATGGGACGCCGAGCAGACGGCCAAGCGATCCCAGGAAGCGCTCGAAGGCGTACGGCCGGGCGCCGCGGACGAGACGGGGCTCCGGCTCTCTCCCGTGCTGAAGAAGCAGTTCGCGGAGCGCGGGGTCGATCCGGGGCAGACCGTGCCGCAGACGCCGGGAGAGGTCAAACCCGGCGAGCACGTGCGGACCATGCCCAGCGGGGAGCAGCGACAGGCATTGACCGGGGCCGAGCGGGCGGCGAAACGGTTCCTGGAGAGAAGGGCGAACGGCATCCAGATGGGGCAGCCCGACGCGGTGAAGAGCGCGTAGAATCGGTCCATGACGAAACATGAACAACTCGTTTGGGCGGCCGGATTCTTCGATGGAGAGGGCTGCGTCAGCATCTCCAAGCCGATCACTCGCCAACAGCGTAAAGACGGAAGCATTGCTTGCTATCCGGGATATCAGTTGCAAGTTGTTATTTGCCAGCGCTCTCGGCTTCCAATGGACATGCTAGTGAAGGTTTTCGGCGGTCATCTGTCGAAGCTAAAAACTCACGGCTGGACCTACTGGTGGTATCGGATTCACGGCAAGAAAGCGGTAATCGTTCTCAAAAAGCTGTTGCCGTATTTGGTTTTAAAAAAGGCGAACGCCCAGCTTGGTATAGCGTTCCAAACGTTAGTGGAGACGTCTCAACCGGCTCGTTACGAAGCTCGCGATCCTGAAGCAGTAGCGATGCTTGAAGGTTTTTACGAAGCCTCCAAGTCCATGAACAGGCGCAACAAGCCCATGGATTACACAAAAGAAAAATCGGGTCCCGTTGTCTTAAACTGATGGGACTTTACGAGGTAAAGTACTTTGGCCGACCCACTACTTGACGAGATAAACTCGACCACTCTCCCGGAAATCAATGACGCGGCGATCGAGGACACATTTTTTTTGGGCTCTGTGTTTCAAGCTCATTTGCGGGCCAAAGCACTTGTCCCGTTCAAGGGAGGCGCTTTCAGCCGGAACCTTCAGTTATACAATCCGCTGAACGGAGGCGCGTATCCGAAAGGCATCGGCGGGTTCAATCTGACCAAGCCCAACACGCTCTCCTCGACGGTGTTCGATCCGCGCTACTACGTGGTCATGATTATCGAGTACTTGGAAGACATCTCCGTCTTGAACACGGGCGACCTCGCCGTTTTCAGTCTCCTCGAAACAGACATGGCGAACGCCTACCAGACCATCTCGGCGATCATGGCGCTCGATCTTCAGCAGAACGGGGTAACCGGGGCGCGCGCGATCAACATCAACGGCTGGGTGGAGGCGGTGAACGACGGACTCAATCCCTCGTGGGACGGCGGCATCTACACCAGCTACGGCACCGCGGCCCGCAACGGCAACGTGCGCAAGACCCTAAACGGCAACGTCTATTGGGGCGGCAACGCGGCCGGCGGCTGCGCCACGATCACCTATCCGGCGTTCAACGCGATGTACAACCTGGGCAAGCGCGGCGGCGATGAGGCGGATCTGATCGTCGGCAACAAGCCCATCGTGAGCTTCGTCGAGAACCGCATTCAGGCGCAGCAGCGCTTCGGGCAGGACGGGGCCAGCGTGCGCGATCCGTATTTCGGCGCGGTCGGCTTCCGCTTCAAAAACGCCATGGTCATGATGGACGATTATTTCCCATCGGCATTGGCCGGCTACGCCGACGCCTCGAATGCGGGCTTGGGGAACAACCTCACGGGCACCATCGCCTACGTGTCCACGGCCTCGAACCAGATCAACAATTTCCCCACCAGCAACGTGACGCTGACGGTCGGCGAAGTGCTGCTCATGCTGAACACGAGCCGATGGAGGTTCCGGGTTTCGAACGATTCGGAGTTCGGTTTCAATTGCACCGATTTCATCCGGGCGCCCGACTCGACCCGTGTGGCGAGTCAGCTCAAGGCCGCCGTGAACCTGGAATGCACCGCGCCCTGGGCCAACGTGCAGGGGTACGGTTGGAATAGTTGAGAAGTCTTTTGTTTTCAGTTATTTAAGAGGATATCATGGCAGCGATTCAAAGTGCAAACCAATCTCCCCGCGTGACCACCGCGGCGCTCAACTCCGTGGGGCGCGTGGGCGACCCGGCCCCCGGCGTGGTGGTCTCGACCGCCAATGTCTCCGGCTCCATCGTGCAGCCCTATTCGGGGATGCTGGGCGGCAAGCTGACGCTTTCCGCGGCCGATGCCACGGTGCTCTCGGACACGGCCACGGGCGCGCTCTACGGCGGCGTCTACCAGTACGTGCGGTTTCTCTTGACCTCGACAGCGACGGCGGCGCGCGGCTGCCTGGTGCGCTGGGTGACTCCCACGGTGGCGACGGCGCTGTATGTGGTCACGCCGGACGGCAGCGCGACGGGGGACAACTCCTGCGCGGGCGTGGCGTTGAACGCGACCACCAAGGGAAATTATGACTTCATCCAAACCCAAGGCATCGCGCAGGTCAAGGTGCAGGCATCCATTACCGCCGCAACGCCCGCTATCGGCGACGCCATCTTTGTCGGGACCAATGCCAATCCGCAACTGGCCGACGACATGGAAGGAAGCACGGTGAGCACGATCCTGCTCAGAAAATTTATCGGCGTGGCTTTGACGGCGGCACCGGCAGCGAGCACCGTGAGTCCCGTTTGGCTGGCACTGAAACAGATCTTCTAAAGGAGCGACATGGCTGGAGTGACACAGGTTCTCACCCAAGAGCAATTCCCATGTGTGCCTGGGAACTGTCCGTGGTCAGTGTTTGACGTGGCCGGGCCCGCTTCGTACACGGTTATTACCACAGGAAGTCCGCCTACAGGTGGCCAAGCCATCTCGTGCTCGACCATGGGCTTGCCCGTGTCGGTGATCTTTGCAACTACGTCGATGGTTTCCGATAACGGACAGTATCGCGCGGTGCCGATCTTGTCTCCGTTCAATGCGGGCGCCGGATCGCTCACAGGGATTATCCTGCAATGGATCGTGGCGGCGACTGGAGCGGAAGTCACGGCGGCCACGGATCTATCTTCTCGGACAGTGCGGATCTTGGCGATTGGCCGGTAGGATGGTACATGTGTGGCTGCTGATTTCGTGTCGGGAGTGGCGGAGCTGGTTGGGACCGTGCCCAAACTCTCGGCGTTGCATGCCCAGCAGATTTTAAACCGCGCCTGGGGCCGTATTCGTGACTACCGCCTCTGGTCCTTCAACCTGATTTCGGATGCGCAGATTTGGGTGCCCGATGCAATCTCCGCCGGCCATATCAACACCACCAACGGTTCCACTGCAATCACAACCGATGCCACAGCCGGAACCGCTCTCAATGCCGTAGCGGCAGCCACGCCTCCTCTGGCGGGTGTCTTGGGCATTGGCCGTCAAATCCGTGTTACTTCGGCATCGGGAGTCAACAGTTCCAACGGGCCATACTACACCATTCTTAGCTGGGTCTATAGCGCGGGAATTGGGACAATTACCATTGATAAGCCCTATGGGGAAGCTACTGCCAGCAACGCTCTCTACCAGGTTCTGAAGGTTTACTACAACGCGCCCAATTTGCCGTTCGTAGCTGGATCGAGCGACCGGAGTCTCATCAAGTTTATTTCCATCGTCAATCGTTTTAACGGTTATGCCTTTTCCGGGAAAAATCTCAACCGCAGTCAAGAGCAGTTGAATACGCTCGATCCACAGCGTGGCGGTCAAGGCGATGTGTATCTGCAAGCCAACTACAGTCGCGGTGCGGCAGGGGTGCCCATATTTGAGCTGTACCCCAATCCGGTGAAATCTTGCGTGTACAATGCTGTTTATCTTACTCGTTGGCCCGATCTCTCGCCCGCGCAAGATTTGCCAGTTATGCCCTACTCGCTTTCGGACTGCGTCATTCATTTGGCGAAGGTATACGCGGCGCAGTGGGCCACAGCAAACGTCGCCACTTTCCAGGAGCTTGGCACAGTCAACTGGATCGCGTACATGGCCGCGATGAAAGCGGAGGCGAAAGAGAGCTTGCAACTCTCGATAAAAATGGACGACGAAATTCTGCCGTGGGGCATGCTGACGCAAGGCGCTGGTTTTATTTTTCCCCTCGGCGGCGCATTTATTCAAGGTCATGATATTTCGTCTCTATTTCCTTCATACTAAAAGACATTGCCATGTTGACCGCCGAATGGAAATGCGAAACGATACGGCTCATGAAAATAACATGGGCGTATATCGCTGGTTTCTTCGATGGAGAGGGTTGTCTTCACGCTCTTGGAGCTGGAGGCGAGGGAAACGGAAGGTTTCGAGCCACTATCTCGCAGGCGGAAGATCTTGGGAAGAGAACTCTTCAAGAGATTGCTGATTTTCTAACGGCACAAGGAATCTTTGCTTACATCTGTGCTCACCACAACCGAAAAGAGCAGCGTGAGCATCCCGGCAGGCGCAAACCGATGTGGAACCTCTGGATTACCCAACAACGGTCAATTCGCTTGTTCATTGAGGGGATGCTTCCCTATCTGCGCATCAAAAAGCAACGTGCCGAGGACTATCGCAGGTACGCCATCCTATTTCAGCCTCTCAACGGATTAAACAACACCAGCCAGATCAAGCTTCGTCGGGACGTGTTTTTTAACCTGATGGCTTCCGGCAAAAGTATTGCGGACATCGCCCGAATACATGGTATGGACTATTCTTCGGTGTGGATCAAGGCGAAACGGTTCGGGTACAAAGTGAATTCTACTGCGGAATCCAACATTCTACGGGCGCATACTTCATTGGAAGACATTGTGGCGGCGATGGAAACCTTTCAGAACAACTGCCGTAAGGTCGCGGAGATCTTCGATATCCCGCTGGCGAACTTAAAACACCGCTTGAATTATCACGGTATTCCTTGGATGGACCCTGGCGGGAAAGAAACAAGGGGAGCTAAGCTCAAACGGTTTTGTTCAGCGATTCCACTCCCCTCGTGAGCGGTGTTACCATGTACGCCAATCTCTACAGGCTTTCCCGGTTTTCCCAGCTCCCCCTGAAACGGACGGGTGTTTCGATGCAGCTTCTTTCCATCGGCGTAGTTCTCGCGGCGATCTGGGGCACGGATCTGGCAGCGCAGGTGCGCAACCCCGAGGTGCGCTATGTCGCGACCGATCCCACGGGAGCGTGCAGCGCGGCCTATATCACGGTGAATCGCACTACGGGCGTGATTACGACGTGCCGGGCGAGCGTGTGGACGGCGGCGGCGGGCGGGGCAGCCTCAGGCACGGCGGGCGGTGCGCTGGCTGGAACCTACCCCAATCCGGCATTTGCCCTCCCCAATGCGGCGTTGGGGCCGTTGGTGTTGGATGCGAGCGTTAATGCGAACCTTGCCAATCCCAGCGTGTTCTATGTGGCTCCTCCCGGCGGCGCCCCCACGGAAGGCTCCACCATGGGATCGGATGGCGTGAAGAGCCCCCGGTTCACGGTCGGCACCAGCGCGGTAGCGGGAACGATTACGGCTTACGAAGGCACGCCTGCGTTCGTTCCTTCGGCCACGACGCAAAGCCTGTTTCTCGATCCGACGACGCATCATCTACAGCGCAAGAACAACTCCTCGGTCATTGTGGATATCGAGCTGGGCGGAGCGCTGACTTCGGCCATCATTATCGGGAAGTGGTCGGGTACCTGCGACTCCTCCCATGTGCTGATGGGCGACGGGACTTGCGCGGCGATCTCCAGCGCGTTCTCGACAGTGACTGCGGGCACCAACGCAACGGCGCTGGTAATCGGTTCTAGCGGTTCCTTGACCGTTTCCGGTACAGGAACGATCGACGCCACTTCATTGAATGGTACGGCGCTCTCGGGATTGGCTACGGGCATTCTTAAAAACACGACGACCACGGGGGTTCCGAGCATTGCGGTGGCGGCCGATTTCCCCACGCTCAACCAGAACACCACGGGGAGCGCGGCGTCGTTGTCAGCGGTACTAACGGCGGGGGCGGAGCCGGCGCATACCGGAGACATGACCAATTCTGCCGGATCGCTGGCAACTACGGTAGGGGCCATCGGCGGCAAGACAGTGACGCTGGCGAACAGCTTCACCACGGCGGGTAACTTCGCACTGACGCTGACACAAACGGCTACCACGTCTGTAACTCTCCCGGTCTCAGGCACGTTGGTAACGGGCGGCAGCAACATTACCACGGTAGGCGCGATTCCGTACGTCTCGGTTTCCGGCACCTTGCAGCAGGATCAGACCTCCGGCGGGCAATTCTTCTGGGACTCTACCAATCACAGGCTAGGGATTGGGACAGTAAGCCCCGTGTCTCCGTTGCAGGTGGAAAACGCCGCCAATTCCGCGGTGCAGATTCGAGTCCGCAATACCTTCAGTTCCGGCAACCGGATCGTAGATTTCAAGGTAGCTCCAGACACGGGGGCGTCCGGGTTGTTCGGTAGCTTATCGGGCCGCATGGACTGGGACAATGGCAGCAACGGGGTGGCTATTGTAGGCGGGGGCGTGTTTATCGGCAAAACCACCAGCGGCGGCGCGTCCTGCACGGGTACGGCCTGCGTCATTGACAGCACTTCCAGCACGGGCGCATCTAAGCTTGTAGTGGGACAGGACGGCAGCGGCACGTTTACGGGCATCCATACCTCGGCAACCACCGCATCCGTCGGCATAGTGGCGGGACAGGCGCAGAGCACCACCCAGTTATTTCACGTGGACAACAATTCCGGCACGGCACAGACCTACATCGATGCCAGCTACGATGTAACGATTACGGGACAGAAGGCCAGCACTGGCCAGCGGTACGTTTGTATCGACACTGCGGGGAAACTGGTATCGAGCGCAGCCGCGTGCGTAGGCACGTAAATGCATTTCGGTGCAGTTATTCCCACGGTGGACGCTTATTATGTGGACGTGCTGGATGGCTCCAATAGCAACACCGGTGCTTACAATCAGCCTTTTCAGACCGTGGCGCATCTGGTTTCGGTAGATACCGGGGCGAACAAGAGCCGTTGGCGTTTTGCGGTGTCGTCCGCTGCGCATCCGGCCACGCAGCGGCAGTGGCGCGAAGCGGTAACGGTACCGCGCAACAACATGACCATCGATGCCTGGGACCCGATGGGTTCGGGGCTGAAATATCTGCTCGATGCCTCGGACGCAGTAGCCGCGACATCCTGGACGGCAACAGACGGGCAGGCGAATGTATATCAGGCCGCCGTTGTTCTCGATCCATCGGTATCGAGCGGCGGCGGATTCGTGACCTCTTACGAAAACGGCACAGTGGCGGTGCGGGCGGCCTCGCTGGTTGCTTGTCAGTCTACGGCAGGCAGTTATTATCCCAGTGCCGATTTGGGAACCATCACGCTCTACGTGCATCTGACGGGCGATGCAGACCCGACCGCAAAAGCCGATGGCTGGATCGAAGTCTCCACGCGGCCATTTGGCATTACAACCCGGAGTGTCACGGGCGTGACGATCTCGGGTGCATGGACCAGGCGCAATCTGCATACCGATGGCAGCACGGTCCTTGGCTCGTATTGCACTCTGGCGCATAGTTTGGTCACGCAGGGCAGCAAGCACTCCTGCTATGTCAAGAAAAACGCCGCTCTCACTCATGTTGAGTTATTGGACGGTTACTGGGGCACCGTGGGAGGGCCTAGCCCGTTGGTCCTAAACGACACTTGGGGAGCGGGCGACTCGATCTCTTTGAGCAACGTGTACTCGCATTTCACGGTCATGCCCACTGCCGGAGATGCGATGCTGGCGCACGGCACCGGCAACTTGGGAAATCTATCCATCGTCGATTCGCAGTTCATGGGACCGGCGGGAATCGTGTTTTCGCAAGTGGCCAATGCGTATCTTCAGAATGTGACAGTAACGGCTACTACGCCGGGAATTCAGATGTCTTCCGAGTTGGGCGGCTCTGCGGTGACGATCGGCGATTCGTCTATCGCGCTTTCTTCGGGGGCCAGCCGCGGAATCGACATTCAGGCCGATGCGTTCGAAGCCAGTCCGCAATCGCTGATTCTCACGGTGAACAATGGTTCCGTGACAGTTTCCGGTAGCGGCTCCAATGCGATTTTCAATGGGGCAGTGAACAATGCGACTCTGAATCTGATTGGCATAACTTTGGCTGGAGAATCCGGCGTGGTGCAAACGCGATCGGGCGTTACTCTGAACGCGAGCGGGCTGAATCTGTCTGGGGTTACGAGCAAGTATTACCACTTTGGAAGCGCTTTTACGGCGGTCTCGGACAACAACGACTTCGGGACAGGTGCGGCGGCATTTACCGTGAATGGCGTCACAAAAACCTACGCGCAGTGGAAGGCTTTGGGTTACGATGCCCATTCAACACCATGAGAACTCTACTTTTATTCCTTACACTTCCCCTATTGGCGCAAAGCCCCAATGCCAATGCGAACGCACCGGGTAAGCCCGCCGCGATTCTCGGCGCCGTGACGCCCACGATCTCCACCGACCAGCAAATCGAGTTTCTGAAAGCGTTTGGCGACCAGGCCGCGGCCGCGCTTGCCGCCGAACGCGCTCTCCGCGCTTTCGAGGCCGTGCGCAACAAGCTGATCGCGGTCTGCGGCGACAAATACGACCTTGCCGTGGACGAAAAGGGGAAGGCGAGCTGTGCGCCTAAAGCGGAACCTGCCGCGGTTAAGTCCGTAACTCCTGCGCCGCCATCCAAATGACTCCTCCCTCTCCCCAAGACTGGTTCTGGAATTTCACGATCCTGCTCTGGAGCGCGGTGGGTGTGGTCGTGTTGTTTTTGCTGATAGCGGGCGCGGTTGCCATGGCGGTGGACATCGCGCAGGCGCGGAAGCAGCGCAAAAAAGACGCCGAGGAACAGCGCCGACTTCCCCCAAACTAGGCTAAACTGAGGATTCGTATGGGTTCCGCATACAATCCGCTTCAAGCCCCGGAGTACATCGCAGGTACGATTACCGTGTCCGGTGGACAGATCGGTGTGCCGCAGAACCTCCTGGCGCTTGCCATAGCCCAATTAGAACCCAATACGCCGGGGGCGGGTTTGTATTTCAACTTGCAAGCCGACAGCGCCAACACGGTGTCCGTGAAGATCGGTTGTCCGACCAAGATTGCCGGGGCACTTTCCGATACGAATTACGGCTTTGAACTGGTCCCCGGCGGATCGAGTTACCGCAATTCTTCGGGCGGTGGCATCTCGGCTCCGATCGGTCCTATCCAAATTTTTGCCAGCGCCGCTGCGACTTTGCATTTGGAGTTGTGGGCATGAACATCGTCGTTCTTATCTTGCAAATTCTCCCGTACATCCTCCAAGCGGTTCAGGCTATTGAAGCCGCGCTGCCGGGCCAGCCGGGGTCTGTCAAGAAAACCGTGCTGATGAGCGCGCTCGAAGCCGCAGGACACGCCGGACAGGCAATCCCGGAAGCGCATGTGAAGGCGGTCTCGGCGGCGGTGGACGCGGTCGTGGGGAGCCTAAGTGCGGCGGGGGCGCTCTCGCACGCGGTAAAGTAGTTCGAGGAGGAAACATGTACAACGGAAACAGCAGCAAGGGACGGCGTGTTGCCACTATGAACGGTCCGCTCAGGAGTCCGATGGCTGGGTGCCTGCCCGCGAAGCCCAATTTGCACCCTTCAATAGCGGCAAACACCACGACTTCGGGCATCTCCAAGCAGTCGGCCCCGATAAGATCCCCGATGTCGGGTGGCAACATCGTAAAGTACGGACGCTAGTTTGACTCGCGGGGGCGGGAATGCCGTACTCGACCACCACGCTCGCCTCTGCACGTGCTCAACTTCTAGAGCGTTTGGAAGATCCCAACGCGGTTTATTTTGGCGATGGCGGTTCCCCGGCCAATGCCAATCGCTGGATTCAGGAAAGTCTTCGGACGTGGCAGGCGCTCACAGCGTCCTATAAAGACCGTGGCACGTTTAATACTGTCGCCAACCAGGCATTTTACGACTTACCTACAGTCCTTTCCTCTTTGCTTGCGTACACGGTTACCGACCGCGACGCGGTGGACGCCGTCCTCGCCCATTTACTCGAACCCGCCCTGTCCGCCATCTGGACCGGCACCGGGCAGTTCACCTTTGCTGCCATCGCCGGGGCTATCCAGGCGCGTTTAAATCGATTTCAGGGCGATTCGGGCGTCTGCTTAACGCGCATCACCCAGGCCGGCGTAGGGGCGGGCCGCACCGCGCTGGCGGACTCGATTACGGATATCCGGCGCGTGGCGTGGTTAACCGGTGGAGCATCGGTTTTGTGGCGTGACGACGAGTACGGTGCGCAGAGTTTTCGCTTCAACGCTGCTCCGGTTACCACGCCCGTAGTCTATGCGCAGTTCGATCTGGCCCCGGTCGCCATCGAGATGTATCCGCCCCCGTTAGCCACGGGCACTGTGGAACTGATTGCGGTGGCGCCCGTGGTTACAGTTGGGGGTTCCCCGGCCACAGTTTATAATACTTCTGCGATCTTGGGCATCCCCGACGATTTTGCGTGGGCGGTGACCTGGGGCGCGCTCGCCGACCTGTTGGCGCTCGACGGGCCGGGGAAGGACATTCCGCGCGCGCAGTACGCCGAATCCCGGTATGCAGAGGCGGTGCAGGCGGCTCGCATGAACCCCACCGTGCTCATGACTCAAGTGGCAAGTGCGCCGGTCTGGAGCGGTTCCGTGTTCGAACTGGACGCCTTCAGCACCTCGTGGGAAGCGACTACGGGCACGCCGTCCTTCGCGGGCATGGCGGGGCGCAACCTGGTAGCGATGGGGCCGGTGGCTGATGGCACGTACACGGTGACCATGGACGTAACAAGAAATGCAATAATGCCAGCAAATGACTCGGACTATCTACAAATTACAAAAGACGCAATAGATCCACTACTGGATTATGCCCAACACATTGCATCATTCAGAATGGGCGGATCTGAATTTGCGGCAACGGCAAGACTTCGCGCAAATTTCATGACCGCCGCCGCTGAACAAAACTCAAGACTTCGCAATTTAGCTTTCTTCCGGCCATCCTTGGAAAAACCTGCTCGGCTTCAATCAGCAGAAGCGGTCAGAATGTAATTGAACCCGGAAAGCGTCCGACAATCGAACGCTTCCGGGTTTCCATGACGTGCCACGCTACACCATGTCACTGCCTTTGCCGAAGCGTGCCGTGTGCGGCCAAACCATGCCACTGCCATTGCCCCGCAGTGTCGCGACGAGTATGGACAAGCCTTAGCTTGTGCAGCCATAGCGAGCCACATTTGTTAGGTTAACAGTTTGAAAACCGTAACCTGAAATCTTCCGAAACTTGGCCTGAAATTTCCGATGCCGATCAGTTTTCCGGCTGTCTGAATCAACTCGTTGAACATGGTTGGGCTAATGTATTCAGCGGTAATCACGGTGAAAAGAGCAGTCACCGTCCAACCGATGTGCATTGCCGGCCTGCTCCTGGTAATCGCGTTTCTTTGGATCAAAACTCTTCGCCGGTCCACGTAGTCCCAATCCTTAACGCCAAAGTTACAAAACTCTTCGGCGGCCACGATTCCGGCCTTGACTAGATCCATCATGGTTTTCTTGGGGCTTCGTGGATCTGATTTGTATCGGGCAGCGCCGATAATTGCTTGACGCAAATACTCGGTAGGTATTGCCAAATTCCCTTTTACGTCGCGATGAACGAAACTTTCCAGATCGTTTTCCTTGCGGGCTCGGCTTCCTCTGGCAGCTTTGTTCTTTTCTTCCACCACTTCAATGTTCCAGCGATGAAACAGAAATGGTGCAACTCCGGTAATCGTTACCGAAATAGTGTACGGATGTTCATAAGAGATGATGCCTTGGGCATCGTTAGAAACCGGAGCCAGAATGGTCAGTGGTATTGTGATACCTTTTGTTTTGGGCATCTTGGCCTACCTCCCAGAAGGCTAGGATGCTGGTCCTCGTGTGTCTTGAACCGCACGGGGACCACCGCACTATATCAGACTCAGAGGTGGTGCGCAATAGTGTTTCACGTGAAACTCGCGACGCCCGTCCAGGAGTTATAAGTGGCTGCCTTCTCACGCAAACGTATGAATTTTGCGAATGGCGGGATGAATTTCAACCGCTCGCTGGACACCCTGCCCGACGGCCAAATCTTGTTCGGCCGCAACATTCGCAGTCCCCGGCAGGGCGTAGTCGGCGCGCGATCCGGCTTGGAGCACTTCGCCACCATTCCCGGCAAGACCTGGGTTCATTCAATTTCAAGATTGAATAATTTTTCGCCAGCTCTCAACCTCACCCACACGTACTTGGTAGGCGCGGACGATTCGATCTACATGGGTGTGGACGAGGCGCACTTGCAAAACACAGCGCTCAACCCGCTCAAACTGCCGCTGTTCGGTGCCACGACTGGTTTGCTCTCGGGGAAACCCCTGACGATGGTGGACGCGGCGCCGCGTTCGGGTTCGCCGGGCTGGAAGTACATCGGCGACCACGAAACTCTGCTGACAGTGGGCTACTACCCGTTCGACGATCCGGACACGCAAATGGCCCATGCGTTTACGATGGGGCTGCCTGCGCCACCCTCCTTGACCGTGCCGGCGATCGGTAGCGATCCCGGCCTGCTGAACGGCAATTATCAATGGCGATTCGCCTATCGCCGGTACTACACCGGGGCACGCTCGAATCCTTCGCCGGCCACGCGCACGACCTGGGCCACGCCTGCAATTTTCATCAATAATGCCAGCGCTTCCATTGACCTGCCCCCCGCGCCCATCGATCCGCAGACCGGCTTGCCGGACACCAATATCGTGGTGGACGTGTATCGCTTCTCGGACGTGCTGCCGCGCTGGGTATTCGTGGGCAGCGCCCCGGCCGGCAGCAATATGGTCGATACCACGCCGGATTCCGCGCTCTTGTCGGCGCCGGGACCGCCCGCCGTAACCGATCCAGACACGGGCATCTCGCGGTTCAACTTATTTCAGCCTTTTCCCGTGCTCGACATTCCGCGCAAGGGCACCGGCATCATCGAACAGCTTCCCAACGGGGTGTGGATTATTGTCTGGCAATCGGGCGACGAGTTCAATGTCGGCTGGACACCGGGCTCGTTTTTCAAGGTGCATCCCACGGCGTACACCACGCTTTACCAGGTGCGACAAGCGGGGCGAGCGGGAGCGGTCATCGAGTTGACCGAGAATTTGGCGAACGTGGGGATGGCCAGCGGGGATATTGTCGATTGGGATACCGGGTTAGGCGTGTTGACCGCGGGTGCCCCCATGCGCTGCATCTTCGGGCTTTACGGCACCGGGCAGAGTGGATCGTACATTTTCGGGCTCGGCAACGATCTGACCGCGGGCACACTCTACTGGACCAACGGCAACGATCCAGATTCCGCCGACACCGCCAATTCGGTGATCGTGACCGCGCCTTCGGAGCCGCTAATGGGCGGGGCGATTTACGACGGCACGCCGTATCTGTGGAGCACGGAGCGTATGTTTCGCGTGTATCCGAGCCTGGCGGTCGCGGGGCAATTCCTGGTGGAAGAGATCCCCGGCGGCAAGGGCCTCGCGATGCCTTACGCGCACTCGGTCCACTCCAACGGCATCTCGGACCAGTCCATGACCTGGAGAAGCAAGGACGGCATCTACGACTATTCGGGGGCCGGTCTACGGTCGCTCACCGACGCCACGCTCTACCCGTTTTTCAGCCATGACAACCAGAATCCCGTGGTGTTGAGCCTGCTGTATCCGTGGCTGACCGGCGAGGACACGGTTTGCGGACCGCCGATTACCGGAACCGAACAAGGTCCTTACTCCAATTTCACGCAATATCACAACTTGTGCTGGTTTGAAGGCGTGCTGTTTTACGACTACCCGGCAGCAACGACGGGCCATTATTCGACCCTGGTGTACGAAGGCCGGCAGGAGCCTAACGGTTGGATCGCGTTCGATGTGTACAACGGCGTCAGCAATCGCCCTCTGGGCCGTGCCTACGAAGTCGCCGCATCCAATCTGAAGTTCTCCCAGGGCAATATCGTCTACAACTACAACAAATATACGGTGGGCGATGCCGGCAATCCCATCTCCTGCCGGTTGGTCACGGCGGCGTTCGACGCGGGCGATCCGCGTGCACAGAAGATCTGGGGAGACGCGTACCTCGATCTCGATCCGCGCGTGGATATCGGGGTGACGCCGCGCTTCTCCCCGGAGATGGATGCCGCGATCGGCTCGATTCTCATTAACGGCATTGGCAGCGGCGCCGGATCGGGACGCAAACAGCAGGTGCTCGATCTGACCGACGGTTTGGGCCGGCCCGCGTCCAGCTTCGCGCTCGATTTCGCGTGGACGGAAAATGTCTCCGGGGGATTGCCCTCGCTGTTTTATGAATGGGAGCCCTCTTGGGTGCCCAAACCCGAGATCACGGTGAAGCGGGCAACCGACTGGGAGGACGAAGGCACCGCGCAGAACAAATATCTGTACGGGTGTCTGATCGAAGCCGACACGTACAATGTACCGCGCACGGTGGAAATCCTGGGCGACGGCGATTTGCTCATCGCCACTCTGAGCATTCAGCACGACGGGCAGCAGACCAAACCCTATTACTTTGTGGACCCCCTGATCACGCACCACATGCGCATCAGCCCGCGCGACGAATCGGCATGGCAGCTCTACTCGGTGAAGTGGTTCTGGACCCTGCAACCGGAGTTAACCTCTTTCGTTCCCGACTACTCGCCCACCGACCCCATCGCCTATCGCGGCGTGGCCATCGAGGCGGACACGGGCGGGCAAGATGTTGCGGTGCAGGTGATTTCGGAGGGGATTGAGGTTCGGCGGCTAACCTGCAATCATAACGGTAGAGTTCAAAAGGCGTATTCCTTTGCCGAGGCATTCACTTCTACCGAAGTCAAACTGGTTCCACTCGATCAGCCAGGATTCCCCAATCCTCCGTGGCGCCAGCACGCCGATTGGAAAGTGCGTTGGATTGGCGATGCGCGTCCGGACCTCGCCGCCTTGTATTCGGAGTGGACCGACGATGGAGTGCAAGCGGCTAAATTCTTCCAAGGATTTGTGCTATGGGCTGATACTCTCGGGCAAGACCGCACTCTTACCGTGCAATACGACGGCGGACAGGTTGGCGGGGTTTTCACAAAAGTCAACCACGCCGGCAATCTCCAGCTTGCCTACTCTTTCCCGGTTCCCTTCGTAGCGCATCAGGTGCGCATAATCCCGGATGGCCCTCTGCGCTATATCGGCCCATGGCGCATCAAGTGGATCTGGGAGCCGCACCCGGACCTTGCCAAATACTGGATCACGCAGACGACCTCGCACGGATTTCGGGGCTATCACTCGCACCGGGATTGCTTCGTGACCTTGCAGTCTTACTCCGACGTGAAGCTGATCGTGACACAGGACGACGGACGCGTGTACACCTATCTCATTCCGTCCACGGGCGGTGAAATCAGGAAGCCTTATGAAGTGCTCCAGCCGATGAAAGCGAAGTTGTCTCAGTACACGCTGTTGGCCTGTAAACCCTTTCGAGTCTTCCAAAAAGATTGTGCTATGGCGGTCAAGGAGTGGGGCACAAGCGAAGGGTGCCAGATCGTGCGCGTCCACGGCGACCTGCACTTCGAGCGCGGGGCGCGAATTTGACCCCGGAGCGCGAGCGACTGGTTCTTCGGCTTGCTTATATTGCGGACAAGGCGTGGAGCAAAGCCCGGCAGTGCGACACATTTCAATCGGCTGTGTGGGTGTACCGCACGGAGCTGTTGTCGCAATTTACGTCGTGGATCGAAGCAGTGGAAAACCCCGTGGAAAAGCCGTCGACGCCCCGATCGTCTTTCTTTGCAAGCCTTAGATATAATGGGATTTCGCTGAAATCGTGCTTGCTGGAGATTTCCACTGACGCCCGAACCCCCGTCTACTGCACTCGAAGGAGCCTTGGGCCTGCTCCCCGACCGCACGCTCTGGAAGTGGAAGGTCGCGCATCTGCTGCTCGATCGCGCGGGCACATACACCTGTCTCGACCTGAATATCTCCGCGCCATCCGTGGACGCCATGAAAGACGCAATCGTGGTGCGAGTTCAGGAAATGAAGCAAGAGGATCTCCTGCCTACCGCGCCCGAGGATTTCTGGCAGCGCTACATGGCCGCCACCTTTGTGCGTCAAACCGCCACCCTCTTCGGTCTGCACGAATTGGGGCTGACGCGCTCCCGCGGACTGATGATCCTCGTCCGGCAGGAAGCCTAGCTCATGCCTATCGCCGTCCATCCGGTCACGCCCACGCAGTACATGGAGCCGAGCACGCCGCTTCAGAACCGGTTGCTGTTTCATGCGCCAAACGGGAGCTATTACTATGTGACCGGCGCGGAAGTGGGGGCCAATGCGCTTACCGAATCCACGTTCAATCTCTGGATTCTCAAATCGGCGGACGGCGGGGTAACCTGGACGCGCATCGTGAACTACGCGCCGCCAACATATCTCAGCTACGAAGTGCTGGCCGCTGCCCTGGCCGGCGCCAAAATCTGGATTACGGTAAATCTCAGCAGCACCGGCGGTCACACTCCCGGCACGGCGATCTACTCGCTCGACACCGCCGCGGCCGATACATTTACCACCGGTTATCCGGCCAGCGCCATTACCAGCAATCCTGCAGGACTGGCGATTCTGGCGGACGGCACGCCGCTCCTGCTTACGCTCGCGAGTGTGTCCCGGTTCAATGGCGTGACATGGGATGCGCCGGTTTCGCTGAGCGCTTCGCCTTATACAGGCACAAAACTAAAATCGGTAACCTGGGACGCCAACCGGGTTTATCTATTCGTCACGGGCGTACTTACAGCATTAGCCAGAATAGGTTGCCTCACTATCGATGCCACAACTCTAACTCCCGGTACATGGCAGACGGTCTACAATTTTACCGCCCCGCCGTTTCTCGCGGAAGTGGAAACCGGCGCGGCCTCGGGCGGCAATGTCGCTCTTGCCATCAAAATGACGATTAGCGGACACGATGAGCTGCATGTAATCTGCGGTTCCGGCGCCGATTCCGGATCGCTTGCGCTTGCCGATCGGTTGGTGATTTCCGAAACCGGCCTGCCCGCCGATTACGTGCTTTCTCCCTTCACGCTGCTGGACTGGTACGACGCGAGTTTGGTGGATGTGGGCGGCACTCTTTACTGTTTCTACGTGGTATCCAAGCCGCTGAACTACGATGCCACCGACCAGGGGTTTTTGTACTACGCGACCTCGACGGCGTGCGGGGCATGGTCTGCTCCTACGCTGGCCTATACCACTACCCTTGGCGTAGACGCATTGACACCGTACCCGGTGGCGGTCTCTTCGGCATCGTGGGCGGCGATTCAGGGCACGGTCGATCCGCAGTTGTTCACCGGCATTACACCGGGAGCAAAGTATGCCTCGTTGTCAGTCTACCTGTTAGTGGCGGCAATTCCGCTGGCGATCTCCTGCAACAATCCCCAGGCTGGCACAGTGGGCGCAGCCTATTCCCACACCCTGACGATTACCGGGGGCACGGCACCCTACGTAGTGAGCCTGGTGTCGGGAAGCCTGCCGCCGAACCTGACCCTGAGTATGAGTGGCACGATAGCGGGGACGCCGATTGCCAATGGATCGTGGACTTTCGTCGTGCGCGCGGTGGATGGGGCCAGCACGATTGCTCAAGTGACGTGTTCCATTGCGATTGGGGATTGTCAGGCCGGGGATATCGGTGGGCCGGGATGATCGGCAGTTCTTTCCTCAACGAAGCGCCGAACGATGCTTTTGGCGAGATTCTAACCAGATTCTGCGTTCGTTGCGGCGAGGAATTTCACACGTATCACCGGCAGCGCAAGTATTGTCCAAACTGCCGGCCTCTCGCGATCCAGGCGCGAATCCGGAAAGCGGCGGCGCAGGCTAAAAAGCGAAACCATACGGCTACCGGCTAGCGGTTACAATAACCCTTCCCCCCGGAAGGATTGAAATGGCCTCAGAACTCACAGTATCGGCAGCAATGAGTTTTTTGAAGGGCGGCATTGGGCCGATCAACGCGCCGCCGCAGAACCAGAAGAAGTTCACGGTAGCGGGGAGTGCGTTCTCGGAGAGCACTCAGAGCATTGCTACCACGATGACGGTGGTAAATCTGGGCGGTGTGGGCACATTGGGCTGGTTCTTTGTTGTCAACACCGACGCCACGAATTACTGTGACTTTTTCGCTGTTTCCACCGACGCGGTGCCATTCATTCGGCTGCAACCTGGCGAGTTCTTCATGGGCCGGTTGGGATGCACTGCTCCCAACGCCAAGGCGCACACAGCCGCAGTCATCGTCGAGATGCTCCTGGTCGAGGCATAGACCATGGCCACTCCCCTTCCCCGGTATTTCCCTTCCCTTGAGCAAGCAGGTATTTCTCCAGAGCTTCGCACAGGTATACGGAACGCCTTTCAAAAAATCTACGATCTGCGCGATCAGCTTGCAATGACGTTTGTGGACGCGGAGACCCCGCGAGGTCTCGTGGACGGAACCAATAAAATCTTCCAACTGGCTTTTGCCCCGAACCCGCCCGCCTCTCTCCAGTTGTTTCTGGGCGGATTGTTGTTGTTACAAGGCATCGATTACACCCTGACCGGGCCGGATATCGTGTACACGACGGCGCCCGCGCTGGCGACCTGGCACCGGGCCTGGTACCGGAAAACATGATTCCCTTAAACATTCTCGGCATCGCCAACGGCTATCGGGTAGATGACATCGTGTGGCGCGGTGCACAACCTGAGGATGCGGCTTGGCCGTTGCTGGCAGCTGCCGGTTGCAAACGGGCGATAGACCTAAATAGCACACGAAACCAAGCACAGCGTCAGTGCGGTTTAGCGACAGCGGCGGGTATCGGCTACCTCGCGGTCCAGTGGAACGGGATACTTCCCCCCAGCGTGGCGCAGGTTCAATTTGTCCTCGGCCAAATGGACGGCACTGGCGGAGAAGTAATCCAGCGAGGCGCACCTGTATTCGTTCACTGCTTGCACGGCAGCGACCGCACGGGCACGCTATGCGCTTGCTGGCGTATCCATCACGATGGCTGGGATTTCGAAGATGCTATGGAAGAGGCTTTTACTGCACTTGGCCTCCAGGGAATGCACGAATTCTGGATGGCAGCTGCGGTGGCAGAATTTGCCGAACGGAAGCGCCAGTGAAACTCCTTCTCTTGGTCGTGCTCATCGCTGTGCTTCTTCAAGCGCAAGCCCCCGTGTGGTCTACGCTCTGCGGTTCTGCCGGCGACCGCGGCTACTCCACGTCGCCGGCGACGCAGGCCATTCCAGGCCCGCCCAGCGTGCGCATCGGGACGTTCATCTACACGATTCCCGTGCCGGCGCCAGGGGTCTACAATTTAACCCTTACCTTCCTCGACCCGTATCGGACGGCGGCGGGGCAGCGTGTGTTCGACGTGACCGTGAACGGGCTCAAAGTGCTGGCCAACTTCGATATTTTCGCGGCGGCCGGAGGACAGTCCAAGTCTATCGACAAGACTTTTCCGGTGACCGCTACCGGTCCCATTGCTGTGGCCTTTACACCGATTTCCACCAACTTCTACGCCGGTTGTTCCGCGGTTCCCTGTCCAGCATTATGTGCGGCCATTGCACTTACGGCAGCGCAGCCCGCGGGGCAGCCCGGCGTGCCCCCGCCCCCCGCCGACGCCTGGTTCCTGAGCGGTCCGGCGGTGCAGCTTCCTTCCGCCTGCCCGGCCTCCGCGCCAATGACGTTTTACGCGGTGACTCCGCCGGACGCCGCAGCGCTGTGGTACTGCGTGCCGGGTGCCAAGTGGCAGCGCATCGCGATGGTGGCGATCCTTCCTCTGGTCGGTTCCTTGCGTAAGGACAGCGCGTGTAGCGGTCAGGGTACGACCTGGCGGCTTTCCACCGACGGCAAGTCCATGATCTCGGATGTGTCGGCCAACTGCATACTGCCGTGATGGTAAGTTGCAAGGTGTGCGGAGCGCGCGGCCGTTGTTCGAAGCGGCGCCGGGCGCAAATCGGACGGTTATGCGAGGACTGTTTCGCGGCGCTCAACCGGCAGCGATGCGCAGCGGCTTACCGGCATCGGAAGGGGCTGGTGACAGATCACGAGGCCATCTGGATACCGGGTGAGGACTGGCTGCACGCGGAGTGGCGAAGACTACGGCACATTGAGCGGGAGTGGGGCGGGCCACGAGGATATGTGCCGGTACAGTAAAATCTGAAAATGACTGGTTTCAATCCCCCTAGAACCACGGTCGATTGGTTAAGCACTGCCATTGGACTTGCTGCTGCTGCTCATGCCGGGCAAGTCGATGGGCAAGGCAAACCCTTCATCCTGCATCCGCTCGGTGTGATGCGCCGTTTGGCCGAAAAGGGCTACGATCTAGAACTGCAGATTTGCGGAGTTCTGCACGACACCCTTGAAGATACTTGGGTTACTTATGAACTTCTGAAGCAGATCGGCTTCAGTAAACGCATTACAGACACGGTATTGCGTCTCAGTCGTAATGCCGATAATTGCAACTACGAAATGTACATTGAGTTGATTTGCACGATGCCCGATGCCATGATCGTGAAGCTGGCCGATTTGGAGGATAATCTCGATCCAGCGCGGTACTCCCCAGTTGTAGACGGATTGCGGGAGAAGTACGAAAAGGCGGCCAAGCGTCTGATTGCCGCGGCTACACCGAACTGGGGCGGGCTGTTGTCCAGCCTGAACCAGCCGAAATCAAGCACTTAGGGCTAAAACGGGATAAAATCGGAATTCCCCCGATAGGAGTCCGATGGCCGATCCATTGTCGGGACAAGGGCTGGGCGGAAGTCCCGTATCGAGCGGGCTGCCTTCTTCTCAACCCAGTGACTACGGTCCTCCCTGGTGGCGAAATCCGTTCGGAATCTTCCCAAGCGGCACAACTCCCGCCAATCCGATGGTGGGCAACGTGGCCACGCAACCTGTCAGTGGAGATTCGCTAACTCAGTTCTTCCGCTCCTTAACCAATTTGACGGGCACAACCGGCGAAAACCTGCTCAATCAAGGAGGAGCTACTACCGCGATGGGACTTGGCGGAGTCGGTCAGGGCTTCCAAACCATGCAGCCCAGCGTGGATTTTTACACGAAACTGCTTTCCGGCGATCCCAAAACTATGACCGAGGCACTGGCTCCGACCTCGGCCCTGATCGGGCAACAGTTTCAGCGCGCGGGGCAGGGCGCCGATGCGAATCTGCCGATGGGCGGGTACCGGAGCCAGGTCATGAGCGAGCTGCCGTTCGCGCAGGCGGGCATGGTGGGCAACGCGGTGCTGGGGTTGCAACCGGCGGCGGCGCAGGGATTGGGACAACTGGGCGGGTTGCAAGGGCAATTGGGATTGGGCGTAGCGGGGATCGGCTCGCAGCAGACCGGGCAAGGGTTGGCTTCACTGGAATCCGCCATTCAGGCCGCTCTGGAAAAGATGGGAATCAATATTCAGGGTGGGACCGCGCACAATTTCAACACGGTCGCGCAGGGAATCAACGCTCTGATTTAAGGGAGACAACTATGGGTGCGCTGAGAGATATTGCAACGATGGGAAAGGCAAAAGACAGCGGTGCCATTGGAGATGCCATCAGCATCGCGGACAAACTCGGCAAGAAGCGGCAGGAACCGGCATCGGAAGACCCGCTGGGCGAGGCATACCGGGACACCTACGATATGAGCAGCGGCCGCCGCAAACGGCAAGCCGCCAAGCGCTATTAGGAGCGTTCCATGGGTGTCATCACCAATCTGATTCGGACGCATCAGGAGTCCAAGCAACGCGACGTGATGAACCAGTCGGCGATGTATACACACCTGTTCACCGCGCCCGACGAAGAATTGCTGTCCGCCGGTCAAGATCCTTCCGTGCTCAAAGCCTGGGCGCTGCAGAACTACGAAAAGCTGTTTCAGAAAGAAGGCCCCCCACAGATGAAGCAGCACTCGGGGAAGCTGTTCGGCATGTTGGGAACATTGGCAGGCGCGGGAAAGGCCATGGGAAAGGGGCTAGGGCAACTGGACCCGGTGGGGAAGGGACCGGCGGTGCCGCCCATGCCCGCGGGAGCCAGCCTTACTCCGGAACAGGTACGAGTCAAACGCGACGAAATCGCGCAGCAGACAGCCCAACGGGAAGCGCAAAAGAAAAGCATCGTACAGCGGCAGGCGGACGAAGATTTGTTCGTTGCCCAGCAAATGGGAATCGAAACGGGACGGGACCGGCTGGATGAGGCGCTACGCACCGGACAAATTACCAAGGATCAGTACGATACCGGCATTGCCAAGCTGTACAATGTCGAGGCCAAAACCGGTTCCGAGAAGGAAGCGCATTTTCTCAAGCCGGATGGCACCGTCGTAATTTTGGACAAGTTATCCACCGATCCTCCCGATGTGTATCGCATGGCGGGCAAAACGTTCCGACCGCCGGAAAACTGGACTCGCACCGATAAACCCGCTGTACCGTCCGAAGCCAAACTGAAGGATGAGGAATTACATCAGGCTTACGCACAAAAGGCAGGATTGAAATTACCGCTGACTCCAGAACAAGGAGAACAGGCGCGCCAATATTACGCATCCGATCAGATGGCTACAATTACCAGATTTCGCACCGACGCATTCATGGCCAAAGGAATGCCGTTTGCAGAGGCATACGCCAAAGCGCGACAGGAATCCATTACCAAGGCCGACCGTCTGCCCGCGTCCATCATCAACTTGCAACAGACAGAGAAAGATGCGCCCAGCATCGCACAAGGGATTAAAAATGGGTTGCTGTCGCCCATGCTGACAGGGTTGGGTCGTACAGGAATGGCGGGACGCGTGACCGCCGAACTGGCTAGGGAAGGATACAATCTCGCCAAAGCCCAGAAAGACTGGATGGCTACAACTATCTGGATACGGACTTTGAACGGACCGACGCAGGTGCGATTGCGGCAAGCCGTCGATTTCACCGTGGAAAGTCTGGACCTGATCGACAATTCTCAACAACCGGGTAAGGATTTGCTCGGAGATTTACGCAATGCCGTTCCGCGCACCAAGTTTCCGATTATCAACAAACTGGCATTGAACACGGCGAAAAGCGGAATTTTCGGGCAACCGGCGGCGGAAGCAGCGCGGCTTCTCGATATCCAAATCACCGATCTGCAATCCGAACTCGCCACAGTCTATCAGGGAGGAAACACTCCTACCGATAAAAGTCTCGGGCAGGCCATGAAGATTCTAAGCGGCGATTGGGACGACAAGACGCTGCGGGCCGCGGTGAACTTGACGCGCAAGAACCTAGGATACCGGCTGAACTCGATCAGAAACAGTCCGGCGATGACGGAAGGCGGGGTGGAGATTGGGGGACCGGCGCAAGATACAGGGCAAGGTGCGGGGCCAAGGCCGGGCGGACCTACAGGACCATCTGGGCCGAGCGGACCTACGGGTGCTCCGGGACCACCTCCCAAAACCGCCGATGAGTACCTGCGTCTGCGTGGAATCGGAAAATAAACCGTGGCTGACGAACTGAGCGAGCAACTTACTTCGCCGTCTCCTTTTGCCAAACCCGGACCGTACCTCACCAAACTACCGCCGGATGAAGAGAAGAAATTCCAAATCTGGGTGCAGAGTAATAAGATCCCATGGACCGAATCGCCGACCTCTAACTACGACATGCGCGGATTCTTTCGGGACACAAAAGCTATGGCGGAACGGGAGACGCGAGTTAAGAGCGGTGGCAGCGCACACTTCCCCGATACCTACAAAACGCCGTATCACAGATACTTTTCCAAAGAATCCCGGTATGCGACCGAGGAAGCGCCGCATTGGGAAGGCGACCGGCTGGTAGACAAATCGGGCAAACTAATCGTGGATCAAACGCAAAGAACTGGCGAACAGTCAAGCGGGGCCGACGAGTTGAGTAAGATCTTCGCCGACCCGAACTTCCGGCAATTGCCTGGAATCGAAAAGATCAAGGTGCTGGATGCCTACGATCCGGCATTTAAAGCATTGCCCCTTAAGGAAAAAGCCAATGCCGTGCAATTGGGCTTGCAAAACACAGCGATGCAGCCAAAAGGATTTTGGGGTACGCTCTGGGGGGACATTTCCAATCTGCCGGCTGCGATCGGAGAGGCAGCGAAGAATCCGATTCAAGCCGGCCGTGCGATGTACGGGCAGCAGCGGGAAATGTACGAGAAGTCTAAGAAAGAGCCGGGGATTGCCGGTTTGGGATATCGCGCTGCATCGTATTTGCCGATAGCCGGTCCAGGTGCGGTACAGGCCGGAGAAGACTTTCGCGCAGGACGCTACGGTGCGGGCGCGGCCCATACGCTCGAATTGCTGGCGCCGTCTGCGGCCAAATTGCTGCCCAAAGGAATCCGTTTGGAACCGGCCGTGCGCAATGTCTATAACCCGGTGGAAGAAGCCGCCGTTCAGTCCATCGAGAAAGACGTGCCATTGAGCATTGGACAGCGGACGGGCCATCCCGGATTGAAGCGGGTGGAGCAGACTATGGAAAGTCTGCCGGGCTCGGGCATCCGCGCCAGTAAGGCCCGTATGGCGACCGAAGAAGCGTTAGCCGGCAAAGAAAAGCAACTGGCGGCGCGGGCAGGAGGACAAGTCACCGATCCTTACGGCGCGGGACAGGCGTTGATTCAGCGACGAATTCGTCTGACCGCGCAGTTAAAAGGGAAAGCCGATCGACTCTACAACGAGGTGCGGCAATCGACAGCGGTTAACCGACAAACCGTGCAGACCGGAACGAAAACGGTGCCCGGAGCGAACCCGTTGGCCACGCTGACACCCGCTGGAATGCCGCGCCAGGTGCCCGTTTACAGCGTTCTGGAAACTCCCGTCGATCTCGCGCCCATTCGTCAAGGATTAGCGCCGGTTTACGACGATCTGAAGCGGGCTTTGCCGGATGCGCGGCGGGCCAATTCCCCAGCATGGCGCAGTCTCGAAGAATTGATGACTTCGGACAAGAAATTCATGAATGCCATGGATTTCGACCGGACCTTGAGCGCGGTGAAAGCACTGGCGCGCGATGGCGACAGCCCTTATCTTTCCACACAATCGCAGCGTCTCGCCAAGATGACGATCGCGCAAGGAGAAACCGAATTCCAACGAGCGGTGCAGGGGGCGGGATCGGACGTTCTCGGCAAATTGCAAGCCGGCCGACGATTGGTGCGTGCCTATCATAACGTGGATGAGCTGTTTCAGGATATGAGCGAGGAGCCCGCGAAATTTTACTACAACTTGGTGCAAGGCGGCGACCGTTCGTTGAATACCTTGCGGGAGTTGCGAAAGATCGCTCCAAACGAACTGAAAACCACCGGACGCACGTTTCTGGAAGGGCTGATCGATAAATCCACGAAAGAAGGCGGATTCGGACGGAGCGCCGGGATTGCGGCCGACTGGAACAGACTGGGGCCGGAAACCAAGGAGCTGTTGTTCGGCAAGCAGCTCACCGGGGATTTGGATAAGTTCATGCTGGCATCCAAGCGGGTCAGCCGGATTATGAATCCTTCGGGTACTTCTTCCAGTTGGTACGCATTAGGCGCTTACGGAACGGTTGCGCACGCTTTGGTGACGGCAATTACCGGAGGGTTTAAGCAAGCGGCATTGGGACAAGCGGCATTGGAGATAACCGGGGCCGTCGGCTTGCCTTGGTTGGGATCGCGGATCTTATTCAGCCCCGGTGGAGCAAAACTGTTGACTCAAGCTATGACACTGCCCGTACGCACGCCAGCATGGACCGCCGCAGCAACGGCACTAACCGCGCGGGTGGCACAAGAGGCAAAATCGCAGCAACCGGAACCGAAGCAGGCCGCCGCTCAATAGCCGCTATCGGTCCAATGGCCGGTACATTAAGACAAAGCGACCTGCGCGGCCCGTATTCCTCGTTCCCGAGGCGACTACCCAAGCCGATCAAAGCACCGAAGCGACCGGGGGCGGGCAGCATACTCCGAGGCGACCGGCAATCCACGCGAGGATTATCCTGAAGCGACGTTACCTGCACGCTTATTCCGAAGCGGCCCAAATCACAGTAGTTTTGCGTCCAATCGGCCCTTGCACGAAGCAACCTGCAAATCAGGACGATGTCGAGGCGACAGACGCACCCCGAAGCGACCTACACAGCGGGCGGCGCGGGAGCGACGGGCTTGCGGCCGATCTTCCAGCCCCAGACGCCCAGAATCGCCCCGCCGATCGCCAGCCCCCAGGCATGCGCGAGTTTACTTTGATCCGTCGAAAACAAATCGGGAAAGCTGGCGCCCGAGGCCAGAATTGCCACGGCCACACCGCCTAACAGAGTGCTGCCGGTATTGCCGTCGACAATCTTGCGCAGAACCGTTTGCACCAGTTCGCCTTTTGCCGAATTCACGATGTTCATCTTCAGATGCTCCTCGGCGACTCCGCAGAGTGACCTTACCCGACGCGACCCTAATGGTAATATTTCGCGAATAGGTGCGTGGCCGCGCTGGCTCCCGCCCCGCACGCCGCTGTTAACATCCGCGCCCGCACCCGATGCCGCACTAGCGCAATTTCCAGCCGCCGCAACCGAAGATCCAAGGCCCTCTCCGATTCCCGGCGTTCGAGGTTGGAATCGCGGATCTCCTGGCGCAACTCGGTGAATAGACACAAGAGATCCGCATTGACCGACACGATGGCAACCTCTCCCGACGCGACCCGTAACCGACCGAAACGACCCTAACGATCTAAAACCGCAAGTATGGAGTAAGAGACGGGGAAAAGATAGATTGGCGTTGGATAGCACCGGCGCCTCGAAGCGGCTCCCGACGCGACCTGAACCGATGCGACATTCCCGGGATTCGAAAATAGAGACGGTCCCGATGCGATCGGCCAAGGTTGCCGCAAGCCGCGATGTGCCCCGCAACTGCCTCTGGAATGTCAAAGGTCGCTCCCCAGGCTGCTCCCTTCAAGAGGTATCTGGAGTGTTTACGCCCACTCAACGAGAACTAACCCGAGGAGTGGGACCAGCCTTCGCCAGAGCTACTGAATCGGCAAGCGTTTCCAGCGTATGTCTAGCCTAGCCCTAATCGGTGGGCTGTAAATTCAATTCTCCATCCCGCGGCGAGCGGCCAATGCTGGCACCCCGTAGCGATCTTCCTGCCGATCCGACGCGCGTTTTACGCTTTCGCCAGGTACCCGCAGCGGGCGTTTTCGTTTGCGCTCGCTCTCAGTCCGTTGGCGTGGATGGCGGAAAGACCATTTCTTGGCCCGTAGCGAGCGTTTTCGCTTTCGCTCGCTCTCAGGGCTGGCGCGGCAAGCCGCACATATCCCAAGACTTACCAGCATCTATCCGAGCGACCGGGTCGGCAAGCGTTCCCGGCGTCGTCGGAACTGTCCTGTACGGTAGGACAGTAATCTCAAAGCTATTCTTTCTCATTGTTTTCCGATCTTGCGAGCGGTTTCGGCTCTTTCTCTTCCGCCGGGCCTCTCGCTTCACCGAAACGGCAGGTCTCAAGCCTTCTGGACTTTCGCCGTTTTCCAGGACCGCTCGCTTTTACACTGCTGAGATATCCCGAAACACTTTACGGTATTTGGGCAATCACATACTGAGTCGGCAAGCGTTCTCAGCGTTTCTGCCCCTAGGTCTGCTAACCTCGGTGACCTTCGAAAACAGTATATCGCGGTAAACGATGCCAACGATTTCAATCCACGTCACTGCTGGTTTTCTCTCGCTTCCGATTCTTTCGTTTCCGACTCTTTTGGGCCTGCTGCTTCAAATCGTATCCCCAGCGCCTCGCACTTTTGCTCGATCAGTAGCTTTAAACGGTACCACGGCAGGCTCTCGCAGAACCCCCGCTCCGTGTCATCGTAGCGCATTACGGCGAACTTGCGGCGGGCGGCGTACGAGGCAAGTTGCGCGGCGATCTCGTGCGTGGCCGAGTCCATGCGGTCGCGATACTTCCGCACCAGGGCGGTACGGCGATCCGTGAAGCTCGGAACTGGCCGGGCCTCGAATTTGTTGTCGTCCGCCAATCTCTGAAGAGTCTTGCGATGTTCCTCGCTCCACCTCCGCAAGTGATCCGCATTGTAGGTCCACAGTACTTCGTCCTCGGTGTTGACCGCTTGCAGGAGCGCGTCTTTCCGTGTGTAGACCGGTAACACCGAATCCGGCTTGAGTCCCGTGACTGGAGTACGCGGCAACCAAGCCACCATCTTGACCATGAGCGCGGACTTCCCCTCGAACTGACGCTGGTAAATGGCTGCCTCGCCGGTAATCGCCTCGCCTCTCGCTATCAGTTGCACGGAGCGGTACTGTCGCCGGAATTGCGGGCCGCTCTTGAGACGGAGTTCGCGCCAGCCCTCGCCGATACGCACCCGGAGAATTGCCCGTCCCTTTTCGATGCGCACGCTCCAACTCTGATTGTGAACGGGGAAAGGGACGGGGTAACGGAAACTAGGCAGGCTCTTGGCACAGGTCCAGATCACGTCCCGACGCAATGCTTTGTATTTCTTGGTGCAGCTTTGAGCCAGCGACACGCGGGTCTGCGGGGGCAATGCCGGGAAACGCTTCAGCTCCGTATAGAAGTCGATGGGCTGCATCGGGGGCATCTTCTCCTCGCCCGCGCGCCGGCAATCGCGCGTGTAGAGTTCGGTCATGAGCCAGTTGGACGCGCGGGTGGTTTCACGCCACATCAGCTTGAGATCGTTGCGCAACTCTTCCCAGGTGCAGCCGTAGGGGCTGGCGAT